GCTCAGGACGTGATGTAGTTTGTACTTGAGGAAGGTCAATTACTAAAATACTATTGGGCGACACCTGCATTCGCTTCCATCCCATTGTCTTCCATACCTCTGGCTCATTAAGATTGCTCTTACGATACAAGGCCCAGTCTTCTGCAAGCTCTGAGTCTGTAAATTGGTATGAACTAGATGAGTTACGGCTATAGAAAACTCTTTCGAGCTCTCTATAGACGTCCTCAACTACAGCAGGAGTTGGCAACGGGAATTTGAACAGCTGCAAGAATATGTTGAACTTATCTTTTGGAAGCAGATGCTTTACCCAATCTAAGAATATGGTAGTAGGTTGGTTAATATCAGATACAGCAATATTCGTCTCAGTATGGAACCTAAGACGGCGCTGCATATTTACAGCCTTCTGAATAACCTGTCTTTTAGACGGTTTTTGCAGAATTTGCTTTATCTGATTTAACTCTAAGCCCATTTTCTTCGTCGTAATAATAATTGCTATCTTTCGGTAACTCCCATCCGCCGTTTAAGGCTGGGCCCATATCAAGCAGGCGTTCGGCATGCTGAATGCCAAACTCCTGCCTCATATTGTACTTAGGCACAACCAATGTTACTGTTTGTTCTTTTTTCTTTCTCATAACTGAAAGTTTTAAGCCCCAACAGAAGCAGCATTAACCCAATCTGTAAGAGGATTGAAGTCCAATGTTTCGCGCTTAACGATATAGAAGTTATCACTCCAGTTAGGATAGAATGACCATTCAATGATATTACTGTCCGGCTCTTCAAAACCACCAAGCTTCTTGTCACCGACAAAGAACTTACCAATAGGAATTGGGAAGTATGCTGTAGGCTTATCCTGGTCATCTACCAAACAGCCGATATTACCATTTTCATCAATCAGCCAAACACCAATCTCTTCACACATGTACTGTTTCAGATGTGCAATTGTCTTCTGACTTTCCTGATAGATAGTGGCAGAGAACGTTGTCGGCTCACGGCCAATTGTAATCTCAATACCTCCAAGTGTCTGGTTACCACCGCCGAATGTACGAGCTGCGCCAGGCTCAGTAGTAGGCCCTTGAATATAAGGCGACACTGTCATCTTAGTACCATCAGCCGCAGAAAACAAGGTAGAAAACGATGCTTTCTTAGTCGGGTCAGTGACAGAGTTCTTCGCTCCAGCTGTCTTATAGATGCGCTGGAATGCAACTTTTTGAACTTGCCCCATACTCTCCTTGCATTCAGCAATCTCAAGGTCGGCGATATGAGCACCGGCAGGGCATCCACAGTTTAATCCCATATTATTTATGTTTTTAATATTAATACTACCGAGCAGCTACCCTTAACTTGCATCGAATTACCTGTATTTTTGCTTCGAATTGACTTCTCCACAGTGTGAATATACTAAATTTCTTTATAAGTTGTATCGCTTTTAACATTTTTTATAGAGGTATTTTTATTTCATATTCTCGCAATCAATTTTCTCTAAGATTTAGAAATAATAAGGACTAAACTTTTAAGAGAATATAGATTGCGAGAATAATGCGAGAATTAAAACATAACTAATCTACGTTTAATTGCGTTGTATATTTCCTTTGATATTTTGCCATTTTTATAATATCTTTCTACTAACTCGAATATCAATTTATTCTTTTCAAGAGTATACTTTACATAAGCCTCATCCAGCGTATCAAATCTTCCTATGTGCTTTTTCTTCCCTGCTATACATACATTAGCAACATACTTATTTCTATATGTATCAAATTGTACTCCTGTTGGCAAGCATTCATTATAATCATATCTTTTAGGTTTATTTTCAAATAATCTATTGATTTCTTTTGGTACAAAACAGCACGTATCAGGTGAATATAACTTATTACCTTCGATTAAAATATCTTTATCAAGCTCATAGTCTTCTATATAGTTTTTATCAAACCATTTCTTAAATGCTGTAAGACTATACCATTCTTTACACACTTTACATCCTATATAAGCTGGATTACGATTGTGATACTTAGGGTCGTAACACCTTGAAAGCATGCTTTGCCAAACTTTATAAAACTTTTCTATTTTACCATTGATATTTACTTTACCGATATAGTCATTTATGCCTACATTATAAAGAAGTTTTTTAACCATTTTATCGTGCTTTAATTTTTTTACGTCCACTTTTTCTTGCATGCATTTCATATACTCCTGTTAAGCAATCTGGAGCATCGTCGTGCTGGTTTCTCTTCTTATTATCTTTACGATATGACATAAGAGCCTTATAAAACTTAGGCCATTTCCTCTCCCAGCCTTCTGGAAATAGAATATCACTTTGAACATTAGCAGAGGCTGTATAAATACGTGCCTTTTTGTTCTCCGTCTGTGTAAATGTTTTAATAGCACATCTAAAATTACGCAAATCGACTCTTAATATGCGTTTTACATTGCGCGAATAGCCGCGGCCTCCGTTATTTGACTCGATTAAGGCCTCAACCGTGCCATTTTTGGTCAACATTTCGGCCTGTTTTGGCTCTGTGACCTCCATAGGTGCATCTGTAAACAAAATATCAGTTATATAGCAGTATTCGGGTGTATTTATAAAGCAAATTGAGCATAAAGCATCAGCTCCAGTGTCAGCTGTATCAGTATAATTCCACTTTTGAAGTGCTTTTGTGCCTGTTGGAAGCTCTTCTATCTTATAAGTTCTAAATCCTTCATACATAAGGCCCTCTTTTGGTGTTGGGTCCTGCATGTACTGTGTATCGAATACAAGCGGATTTATCTCACGCATCTTATAAAGCTCTTCGAGTGTATGCTTCATTGGCCATAAGGCGTGTTCCTCTCCTGTAATAGGGTCTGTCTGTATAACTGGAAGTGATAAAACAGTCCATTCGTCTGGCTCTATCTCTTGCAAATAGCCACAAAGGTCATGCTCATGCAGCCTTTGCATTATTATAATAATCGGAGTGTTACGCGAGTTAGTACGGTTACGAATTGTGTTCTCAAATCGCATGTTAATACGCTCACGGACAATATCTGACTCAGCATCTTCTGGCTTAATTGGGTCATCGATTACAATCGCACCTTGGAAAATGTTTGTCGTAGCTCCTATCATATCAAGCATCTCATTCGTGTGGTCATCGAATGTGAATATATCATTGCCTCCGTCCATTTTATCAATATCTGGTACTTCGTCTACTGCTCCTGCACCGAATCCAGTTACTTGGCCTTGAGTCGACACTGCATAAAGTTCTCCTCCAGCTTTAGTTTTCCATCTCTTAGCTGACCCTTTTTCAGATGCAAGAGCCGAGTTAGGAAAAAGAGTTTTATAAAGCTCTTCTTGCATGATATTTCTAATTGTTTCAGAATTATCATTCACAAGTATATCTGAATAAGATAGATGCAGAAATCTGCATCGCGGATTTAAGGCGAAGGCCCATGAGATAAATGATTTGATAACAAGTTCAGTTTTACCATAACGTGGAGCTATATTGATAATAAGTCGCTTACACTTACCATCTACAACGTCCTGTAATACTTCAAACATTTTCTTATGGTGTTCTGCAACTATAAAACTTCTATGATATTGGGCTTTGAACATTAGTTTAGTATACTTTTCAAACGATGTCAAAGCCTCAAGACGCAACATTTCCACAGGATTTACAGTTCCTGGCTTTGTAGTATCTAATGCTGTTTCTTGCATTTCTTTAAGTGACTTCATGCTTATATTTCTTTTTTCGTAGTATATCCTAATTCTTTTTCTGCTATTTCTCTTGCTTTTACAGCATCTTCAAACTTTGCATAATAGCCTAGATGTATATTTTTGCTATTATATTTTATAGTAGCTTTCCATTTATTATTAGCCTCAGCAAAGCTGACACCACTAACTCCTGATGTATTATGGCTATATAACTTATGGTTTCTTGTATTTTTAGCATTTGATACAGCTCTTAAGTTTTTTATAGCATTATTAAGCTTATTGCCATCTATATGGTCTATTTGGTATGCTTCAATTGGTGGCCATTGCCCATAAAAATAAAACCATGCAAGCCTATGAGCTCTATAGATATATTTTCCTACTTTTATAAGCAAATATCCATTTTTATTTAAGGAACCTGCTATATCTCCAGGCTTTACAGCTCTAGATGCTCTTATTTTCCATATAAATGTTCCTGATTCTGGTTCATACTCAAGAACTTTAGTAAGGTATTCATGTGAAAGAGCTTTTTCTCTTTCAATCATTCTTTCTATTCGTTTATCCATCTTTATTTTACTTTATTAAGTTTTCACGTATAATCAGATACGCTTCACGACTTACAGGCACATTAGGAATAATGCCTGTTTGGAGTTGTTGCTGCTCAGGTAGATTAAGCTGCATTTGACCTTTTCCAAACACGCGGTCCCAAAGCTTCTCAACTGTTTCTATATTGCCAAGTTTTGCATCTTCTTGCAAGCGCTTTATAACTGTTTTGATAACAATTGGTATCTTTTTATTACTATATAGAGCTGCCAACTGCGCTTCATTGCACGTTAACAAACAAGCCAATAAATTAGCCGTGTCCTGCTTTGTAAGCTGAACACTTAAATTGATATTAAGGCTAGTAAGAAGCTTTGTTATTTCAGGCCTTGATGCTCCTTGTAACTGAAGTGCTGAGCGTATAGCTGATGAATATGAGCCTTTGCCCGAGTCATGGCGTTCTGCTAACTCAGTTGCTTTAAGCGGCTCTACAGTCTGAGCCTCAAGTGCCTCAATAGCCTCAACTCGTTTTTGCTGCTCCACGATACGTTTGGCTTGAAACTCAGTTTGGCCATCTGGTATTTCTTCCACGCCGAGTTCTTCTGCTAATGATTGGCGTTTTTCTTGTTTAGCTTGAAGATTTTTAAGCTTCTGCTTTTCAAGATATTTAATACGAGCCAATTCTTTTGCATCTTGTTTTGATTTGATGCGCGTGGCTTCTTGTTCTACAAGTTTGGATGTGTCTGGATTAGACATTCCAGGAACTATTGGCCTGTTTGGCAGTATATCTGATAAGTCTTTTGCTATTTTATCTGTTTTCATGTTAGTCTTTGTTTATAAATTCTTGTTGTTTAATTAGTAAATTTTCTGCTCTTTGTTTTATCTCTGTTTCTGAAAGTTGTTTTGCTTTTATACGATTACTTTTTGGTATATCTATTACATCATATCTTTCATAGGACCATATATATCCACCAGCTGTTTTTATATGTTTATTACAACACATGCATATATTGCTTGCTTGTATTCCTGAATGATATGATGCCTCATTTATAGAGTTATATTCATCTATAAGTAGACCGGAATTTATATCATATTTATATACGCTTTTAGGTTTTCTTCCTCTTGTGCCTTTTTTTAAAGATTCTATATGTAGCGCTGCACTTTTACTTATGTTTTCTATTAACTCATTGTGTAAAGTAAAAGCGTAAGGCTTTTCATCATTATTTACTAAAAGTAAAGAATTATATCCATAAGGATAATAAGTCATATTACTTTTTATTAATTCATATTTATTTTTTAGTAATTCGGCCTTACTGTTTTTAAATACACCTTTTATTTCTACAGTTATATATTTACTGTTTAGAAATGATTGTCTAAGGTCAATGCTTTCTACTTTTGAGCTTAGAATCCTCTTTGCAAGTGATATTATACCTTTTCGTACTGTCCAATCTAGCGTATGACAAATTATAATTTTGCTATCATACTCGAATTCTACAGTAAATATAGCCCACTCTGTTAAAAGTGAATTTATGTTTCCAACTAAATCCACTTGTATACCTTCTATGCTTACCATATTTATAATTATTTTTTATATTAATTAGCTTTATACTGCAAATGTATAAAACTATATTGTAATATAAAAATTCTCGCAACTATTTTTTATATTAAAGTATAAATATGTAAATTTTTTCTGTTCTCGCAGAAATAATTGCATTCTCGCGTAAACAATAAACAACGTAAACTATGACTTCCTTCCTTTTCAATTGAGTTCCTAGTTAGACTTATTAGATTTATACCTATTAATTCTATTAATTCTAGCTAACAACTCATTCAAGAGATTTATAGTTCTTATTGTTTATTTGTTTATTTAGTGCTTAATTCATTGAAAATCAATCACTTATTGAGAAACAATCGATTGTTTATTTTGTTTCTTGTTGTTTCTCTTGCGAGAATGCCATTTTGCCAATTCCCTATTAAGTCTAAGGGTCTAAATTGATATTTGCGAGAATGTATGCGAGAACGAAAATTTATGAGCCTCTGGGCCTTGCTCATACTTATATTATGATTTGTTAGCCAGTTTGCGAGAATGATTTGAAGCCAAAAAATTTTTCTGCCTATGGGCCTTGCTCATACTTATATTATGATTTGTTAGCCAGTTTGCGAGAATGATTTGAAGCCAAAAAATTTTTCTGCCTATGGACATGGCTCTATATACTATATATAAGGAACACCCAGGCTCTGCGGCAGGGCCTAAATTCTCGAAATATAAAAATTTATTTGGTTAAAAAGCATTAAGCCTGACAGCCTAATTCGTTAATTATGGTTTAATTCGTTAAGAAGCATTAAGGCTATTAGCCTGTTAACAACTCTTAACTAAAATAATTTCCAGGTTCCAAGCCATTTTCAGGCTCATAGCCTTTCCTCCAACAAAGTTTAATGAAAATTTAACATTTTCTAACCAAATATATTTTCAGGTTCCAATTATTTTATTAACTGATAGGTATAAAATTATTATTTCAACTTATTAACGAAACAGCCAGGAAATTTAATACGGTTTAATCCATAAAATTTTTATATGTTATTTATTTTACAGGTTATATAACCGACATTTTTTAATATCCATATCCAGGTTTCTTAACACTTTTTTAATATATAAATTTTATAGCCGATAAAATTATTATTATATTAGCATATCGAAAATAAACCGGATATATATAATAATTTATTTAATGGTTATTAACGAATATCCAATATTTATTAACCAAATAAATTTTTCCGGTTAAAATAAAATTATTATATTAGCAATATAAATAAAACGGAAATAATATGAACAATAATAAACAAGAGGATATGAAAAAGTTAGTAAATATTATCGAAGATTTAGTTATTAACTCTGGCTGGGAAATTAGTGAAATTGTTGAATTAACCCCGGAAGATATTTTTGACAATTTTGAAATAACAGTAACAGAACAGGAATTAGACGAAATTATAAATACCGCGATAAATAAATATTGCCGATAAAATTATTATATTAGCAATATAAATAAAACGGAAATAATATGAACAATAATAAACAAGAGGATATGAAAAAGTTAGTAAATATTATCGAAGATTTAGTTATTAACTCTGGCTGGGAAATTAGTGAAATTGTTGAATTAACCCCGGAAGATATTTTTGACAATTTTGAAATAACAGTAACAGAACAGGAATTAGACGAAATTATAAATACCGCGATAAATAAATATTGCCGATAGGAAAATAACCCAGGCGGGAGAATGGCTAAAATCATAGCCTAACAGGAAAATAACCCAGGCGGGAGAATGGCTAAAATCATAGCCTAACAGGAAAATAACCCAGGCGGGAGAATGGCTAAAATCATAGCCTAACAGGAAAATAACCCAGGCGGGAGAATGGCTAAAATCATAGCCTAACAGGAAAATAACCCAGGCGGGAGAATGGCCGAGAGAATTGCGGCATCAGTGACTCGACTTCACTGCTGGGTACAAGAGAATTATTAACAAAAATTTACAGCAATGAAAATTAACAGAAATTATCGTTTCGTCCTGACAGTTCTGGACAACGAGAAAATTAACGCGGGAGAAATCCGTATTGACAGCTGTGCTATAACCGGCGAGAGAATGTTTGCCAGTGAATGCCATTATTATGCCGAAAAAAATATTTTGGAATGTCTGAAAGAGGCCGACAAGAGAAATGACCTGAGCGGTTATTACGGCCATACGTACTGCATTTATAAGGAAAATAAGCCGAAAAAGGAAACAACCGAACGGGAGGAGGACGGCAAGAAAATTGTCGAAACGAGAGAAATACCGGGAGAGGCAATGCTGCTTGAAATAATAACCGTGGACGAAAACGGCGTAAATATCCGCTGATGCGGATATTTAGCCCAGGCCGGGAAGGCTGCACAGGAGTTCGACTCTCCTGCTGGGCACAATTGGCAATATTGCCGAGAGAATTAAAATAAACTATAATATGGATAAATTTAATTTAGTAGTACGCGCTGCAAGAGAATTGACGCGTGCCGTACAAGAGAATTATTATGACCTATCAGACCTAAATATTATTAATTACAGCAAGAATGGGCGTAAAATAACCAACATTATTTAACGAAAAAAAGTTCTTAAAGCAGTAACCAGATTAAAATAAAAGTAGTATATTTGCATATAACTTAAAAGATATAACGAATATGGTAACAACTAAAATTTACAGCAATATGGAAACAACAGTTTTTTATGTAGCAGTTGCCTATAAAGGCAGTATCTTCAATCCCACAGTTGTGGAGAAGTTTGATAACAAAGCAGATGCAGACAGCTATGCGGCTCTCATGTGTCGCACAAAGCAACGCCGGTACATTGTACTCGAGCAAGTAACAGAATGGGACGGCACTTCTCAAGAAAATGCATAACCTTAGCCGCTGCAAGAGGATTGGCTTTAAGCGCGGAGCGATACCGCCAGCGGCGCAAATTCAATAACAATTCAAAATTTACAGCATTATGGTAACAGTAAAATTTTCAACAAAAATGGTAACAGTAAAATTTTCAACAAACAAGTCAGATACATTGTTTTTAACACCGACAATTGCGGTTGAACAAACTAACTCAGAGTCAACAATTCATTTTGCGGTGGCTCATAAGGTATTCAGCATCACAGTAGAAAAACAACAGATAACTAAAAAAGTAAAGGCATGAAAAAGACAGAAATGTTTGTAACGGTTTATCGTCTTCAAGTTGAGGCCACTCGAGAGAATTTGAACAGCATGGAGGACTTCGTAGAAGCCATTTCGGATTGCGCTATCGTGTCCAACGATGAGGGTTGTGTAGCTATCATAGTAGCGTCTTCGGATGCCTTAGGGACAACGAAATTGGCTAATATGGCACTCAAATTCTTTGGCAAGGAGGGATATAATATAAGTACTCTCGGACTCTTAGGGCCGTTTAAGAAACTCAATTGATATTTTTTAACATAAAACTTGGAAAAAAGTTCCCAAAGCGGCTCAATAATTCAAAAAAAACATAGTATATTTGCAATATCAAAATTAAACAATAACATTTTAATAACAATTCAAAAATTACAGTATTATGGCAACGAAGAAATTTTCACAGATGACAACGAAGAAGCTGAATGCTCTTTTGGCAACAGCAAGTGATGAAGACAAGAAGGCTATCGAAGCCGTACTTGCAGCTCGTGAACAGGCTCAGGCCCCCGCTGCTCCTGCAGCTCCTGAGGCAACCGCAGAAGAGACTCCTGCCGCTCCTGCAAGTGAAGAAGAAACTCAGCTCAGCCCTGAGGAAGAAGCAGCTATCAAGGCAGCTGAAGAAAATGGCGGGCTCAACCCGCTTTACAATAGCAGCAAGGCAACTCAGGAGAAAAAGCCGAAGATGACCGACGAGGAGCGTCACGCGCTGGCCGAAGAGCTGAAGAAGAACGTTAACCATCGTTGTCAGGCAGTTCCTTTCAACACCGCAGAATGGGTTGACGGCTATATCGCCGGAGTGATTGAAGAGAAGCGCAGCAATAAGGTGCTTTATGCAATCAAGACAGACGACGGACGCCGCATTATTAAGGTACACGACAGCAATCTCGTTCGCATTCTGGATGAAGTTGTTGAGCCGGAGAAAAAAGCCCGTGCTCGCAAAGCAAAAGATCCGGCAGACAAAGTTGAATGGACGCCGGAAGCAATTGCCGAAGAGGTTAACGAAGTTATCGGCAACGTAGGTAAAACGGTAGAATTTGAGAAATACCGCACTACAGATGAAAACGGTGAAGAGCACATTGAAATGGTAGTTGGCCGTATCGTGGCAATCGTGCCTGACAGACGAGCTCAGCGCTTGCTCTACCGCATTTCAGTTCCGGCTCCTATCGAAGGCAATCCGCTTGCAACGAAGACTATGCACAAGATTGTGAAAGCCGAGGGCATTAAGATTGCCGAAGAGTTCGACGAAGAAGGTGCACAGCTCAATGCCAAGTATTTGGAGCGTCGTGAGGCAGCAGCAACCCGCGCTCCGCTTACTCCTCAGGACCGCGTAATTCGCTGCGAGGAGAATGTGAAGAAGGCAGAAGAGAAGCTGCAGAAAGCTCAGGAAGAACTGGAAGCCAAAAAGAAGCAGCTCGAGGATGCAAAGAAGGAGCTGGATGAATATCTTGCCGGTCAGGCAAATGGAGAAACTGCCGAAGCTCCTGCTGAGACTACAGCCGAAGAGGAGTCACTTGCATAACACAGCCACCTGACACCGTTTCTCCCATGGAGCCGTCTCGAAAGAGGCGGCTCTTTTTTTTGCTGCATATCTAAGTATGCAGCTATTTTTGTATTATTGTGATTTATGTTAAAATATGTAAACTCATAGAAACATGCTTCTTTCGCGTTCTAGAACACTTTTAGGCTTTAGGTGTACTATAACATGGGTTAACTCAATTTGACGCGATAGAGGTCAAAAGAAGTGTATCTATCAATGTATTTTTATAAAGCCTATAATATGAATTGAGGCATAGATTTTCCTGAGCTTTAAGCCACCAAGCAGTTATATAAATAGCTGTTAAATTTATGGCTAAAAAGTTGACTCATTTTTTTGGCTTCTAGGACACTTTTATTTGAGAATAATAGTAAACTAAATCTATAAAAAGAAATGAGGAGAGAATGAACGAGAATAATGAAATTTCATATATTTTCGAGGCGTTTAGAGCTCTATATTTTTATATTAAAGCCGCAATAAACCAGTGAAAAATTTTTATGTTAAAGTCTGTAAAACAGTGATTTATATCAAGATTATTTTGTATTTTAGCTTATAAAAGAACAAAAGTGAAACTGTTAAAAAATGTTACACACTAGAATACATAAAAGCCGCATGGCCATTATGATTAAACAGCTTATGCCTGAATGTACAAGCTGTGTAGCCCGCGTGCACAGTGGACTATGCGGCAATTGTCCACATTGGACCCCGAGTGTGGCACAGGAGTTAACAGAGGAAATGGCCGAGAGAATATCCGCCACAATTGGACAGGAGAATATCACAAGGCCCAACGAGAGAAATGTTGAACAAAAATAAATAATTGCAATATGGAAATAAATGAACAAGAGAATACCCAAGAGGTACAGCAAGAGAATTTGCTTGATGGCTCTCAGTCAGTTCAAGCAATGCAAGAAGAAAATGAACTGCCAATCGCTGTTCAATTAGTTCAGCCTCAAGCTGCTTTAGATGAAATAGCGGAGCTTGAGAAGAAATATCGTGAAACTATAGAACGGGAGAATAAATGAGTAATTTTGTTTTAGATTACAGCAAAAAGCAGACTTTGCAAATATCAAATGATGCTTTTTGCTTTTTGTATTATGGCGAAGAGCCATTAGACGAAGACAATTTGGAAGAAGCTAATGAGGTATCTGAAATGTTTTCCAATAATTTTTATATAGAAGATGATTGGAAAGCAGTTGATGACTCAGACCTTATAGAATGCACCTTTGTTCCGTATGTTGAAGACCAAGCCGATTATGATGAATATGAGAACCTTACTAAATATATTCAGCAGCAAATAAAATGGCTTGATGCAAATCATATTAGAGTGTGGTGGTTTAATAACCAAACTGGAACGAGAGAATTACGCGGTGATTTTAAGGTTTATACCAATAAATATGGCCTTAAGTGTTTTCATACAGGCAATCAAGATGAGGATTTTGTGACAGGAAAAATGAGCTTGTATTTTTTGAAGAATTTCAAAAAGTGTGTAGCTTAACAAGTGAACGAGAGAAATATAAGGCAGACTACTTTTCTGTAGTCTGCCTTTTTTACATTAAGCTTTCATCTTCTTCTATAACGAGAGAATAGCCGACTCCTCGTATGGTTTCTATAGCTACTCGGTTATCCATTTTAAGCATATTTCGCAACATACATATATGGACGTCTAAGCTACGTTTATTAAAGTAGTTATCATCAGTCCATACTTGTTGCATAAGTATTTTCTTAGGTAATGTTTCATTTTTATAGGCACATAATAAAGCAAGAACTTGGCTTTGTTTATTATTAAGCTGTGTTTTTACATTGCCTATAGTAAGAATTTTATCTACTGTATTAAACAGGTAATCGCCTATCTCATAAGATGGCTCTATACTTCTTACTCGCACGCCACATCTTTTTAGAACAGCTTTTATTCTTCTTATAAGCTCCTCAATGTTATATGGTCTTATAACGTAATCATCTGCACCTTCATCAAATGCTTCAATAACATACTCATATCGGGCCTTATCCGATACCATTATTACCGGTATTTTATCATCTGATTTGCGCAAAAATTTTAATGGCTTTAGCCTCATAGAGGCATCTGTTGTTTTATAATGGCTTAATATGCATAAGTCATAATTCTTTTCTCTGATTTTGATTAGTATATCATATTCAGTTGAGGTTATTACTTGAAAGCCGTTATACACCAAATAATCTACCAGGATTTTACAGTCTTCATCTTGATAGATTAAAATTCTTGGCAATGCTAATTTAGTGTTATTACTTTTCATACCATTTCTTTAATCTTGTTTTGCAAATCATTATATAAAACTTCATACCAAAATGGATTAAGCCTTAACAGGTCAAAGTATGAATATATGCCTTTTTGATATATTAAAGAAGCATATTTAAGCTCTTTGTCTGCTCTTTTTTTAAGATGCTCATGATAGAACTTTATGGACTGGTCTACATTTACCAAGAATGGCGATTTATGCTCCATAAGAACTTTTTGCTCTGTATTTTGAGCAAAGTAATATGGGATATTTGGCATTGCCCAGAAAGTTAATCCAGCACCATATTCCTCACTCGCTTTATATAAAAAGCCAGGACATGGACGAATTGAGTCAGGATATAAGCTTTTACATATTCTTAACCTACGTGGAATAAAAGGATTAAGTAAAGTAGTTAATCGCTTGTTTATATAAGTTGAGTATTTATCAACCATTCTTGTGTGTTCTTTAACAAGTGATGAAACTAACAGCTTAATCCTTTCATTTCCTATAGGGTCACTCAGGCGTATATATTCTTGCCTGAAAGCTTCACGCTGAATACGTATTCTGTCTTCTTTAAGCCGTTGAGACTTTTTCCTTTTAGCTTCTATGCTAGCCATCGCAGCTCTGCGCTGTCCCTCAGGTCCAAACAGTTTTACACCTTGGCAATTGTTTGGACCCAAGCCTGTCCATGGCATTTTATCTCCATATCTAGCTTCAATCTCTCTGTTTTCCTGCTCTTCTTCAGATAATTCAACATGCTCTTCTTCCAAGGTAATTTTTTCAATCGCCTCAGATTGAGCCTCTTGAATATCCTCATCATCGCTTTTAATTTCATCGAGAAATTCAAAGAGTTCCTTTTCGGTTAAGTCTCCATATTGCTTAATATCTTCCATGCCACTTAAATAACGACTTGATTATATCTTTTCCAGCTTGCTTGCTAAGCAATCCAAAGTATGCGATTGCAAGCACGAGTCTTGCTATTTTATGCAATACCCAGGCTAATAGATATATAGGGAAATAAAGTACACCTACATATCTCCACAAAAATTTAAGTACCTTTTTCATCTTCTTCCTTTTTAACCATTATTGTTTCTACTTTTTCTCCCTCTTCTGCTTGCTTTAATTCAACATAAGTTCTATGAAAAGCTTCATCACCTATTCCTTTAATAAAAGTTCTAAGTGTAGAAGGATATTCGCTTGTATTTATAGTCTTATCGACTACTTTCGCGTAAAGAGCAGCAAGAGCTTTAGGCCCAAATACATTTTTCTCCTGCAATCTTTCAATGGGGCCTCTTTTGAATTGAACATAAGGACTTCCATCCATAATCTTTGTACGAGTTAAGTACAAGTCCTTAATCAAAGCCTTAATATGCTTTTCAAACTGAGGCATTTGAATAATATCAATAACTTTCAAATCTTCCAGCTTCATTTTTATAAGTTTTTAAGTTGTTGTTTATAATACTTTTCTTGCATATCGAAGTGTCTCTTATATATATGCAAATCATGAGCAAAATGGTAATAAGTGCCTATTGGCACACCGAGCTCATCCGCAACTAATTGTTGAAGCTTTGTCCAGCAATATTGGTCATTGCAAAAGCCATAAACCAAATCATTGCTTCGCATAGTTACACACATATCAAGAGTTCCTATTTGAGGCTTAATATCAAATCCGACTGATAGTGTACAAGGTGTATCATATTCATAGTCATCTTTTTCTTTACCGTCAAATATAGTAAACCAAGCTTGACGAGTATCTTTATTCTCTTTAAGCTGTTCAATGCACTTTGCCAATTGGCCATTGCGAGTCCACTGCCATCCATAGTTAGAATTGACAATGTTATCTCCACCATGCATTTTATCCCACATAGGAGCGTGCTTTTTAATTTCAGCTACACTCCTATCTCCAGACATATACCAGGCATATTCGCGCTCTGCATATCGTTCGCTGAATTTACGCCATTCTGTTGTTATGACACGTTGCTGAGGATTAAGTAAATAAAAACCAACATTGTAAATAGCTTTTGTTCCAACATTAGTATTTACTCCTTGGCCCATAATAAAAGCATATAGGTCTTCAAAAGCCTCAGTAGCATTTTTATAAGCTATGTTCATAACTATTTTACCCAAATTTGTTTAACACTCCAATCGTATCTTTGCTGAGATATTTTAAAAGTCTCAGCCTGTTTGTAGGTATTAAAGTATCTTAGTAATTTACCTACTGAGTCAAATACTCCATATTGCATTTTTCCCATACTAATCCCATCCTCCTATATTATACATCGATAACTCATCATCTTTAGGTGTTGTATTTCTAATAGCGTCAAGTAACTTTTTCTTTGTCTGTCATGCTATCAACTTATTAGTATTACTGTTATAAACTCTAAACAACAACTCTTCAGCTTCCTCATTCATGGCATTGCAAATACTTATTGCTTCTTCCATAGATAAGCCTGTAAGTTCTTCGTCGTTATCATCAAATGCTATTTCGCCAGTAATTACTCTTATTTCAAATGAATTGGCTGATACAAAAGCTTTGGTAGCATCAAGAGCTTGTATACAAATATAATGTACAGCATCCCAGTATATATAAGACAATGTGCTTGTATCTTTTAATATATCGACATAAAGCTCTCTCAACTTTTCTGGCTTAAACCATCCATGCTCATCCATTCGTCTATATTCAGCAAGCCATCTGCCATATCCATTTGTGGCCTTAAATCTGTTGGCATAAACAGCCACAAATCTAAGAAATTGGTCTGTATAAACGACTTGTGGAATTTCAACTGTTTTCTTCTTGAGCTGTTTCATGTGCTTAAAGTTTATATATTCTCGCGCGTTCTAGAGCACGCTTGCTATTCCATTATTATTCAATCATTCATGTACTTAAAGCGCGATATTGCACGCGAGAATAATGTGAAAATCAATCATTAGTATGACCCAGTAGACCCGAGTGCTCCATCACCACGTTCAGATGAACGGCTGAAAAGCTCTGACTCAGAAACTTCTTCAAGGCCTTCATACGATACAGGCACAAGAATAAATTGTGCTATTTTCATACCTGGCTTAATGTGGACCTTGGCTTTACCGACATTAACAACATGTATATGAATTTCACCTTGGTAATCTTCATCTACAATCTTAGCTCCGAGGATAACGATGCTTTCAAATGCTTCTGCTTTCGGTGTTCTACCAGCTCCAAGGCAAGCCCATTTAGAAGTTACAACTCCTGATTTATCAGCTGCCATAAGCATATATCCTTCTGGAATTTCCATCTTAATACCTGATGGTATCAAAACATCAGTTCCTGGATTTACAATAAAGCCTTTGTTACTGCCAAAGTTAGGAACGAAAAAATCAATTCCTGCTGCTTTACCAGTCCCACGAACAGGGGACTTTACATTTCTTATTTTTGCAAATTTCATGACTACATCATTTTAACAAGTTCCTTAGCTGCTGTTTCTACAGCTCTAGCAAGTCTATGTTCAACTTCTGGACTTATAAGGCTGTAAACTCCTTCTTTTTCAAAAGCATCAGCCATGATAGCTCCAATTTTTGAAAGCTTAGGATTAGAAGCATTAATGCCATGCTTATCCATAAGTTCTTTATTGTACTCATACTTAATACCTCCTTCTACAGGAATAAGCTTGGCTATTTCTGCATGAGTATTTGACTTTCTGCTCGTAGGAACAGTGATAATAATCTCCTGATTGGTTGTCATGCACATATCTGTGCACATTTCCATTACTTCATTGAAGTCGCGTTTAAACTCTCTTGGAGTTACTGAAATTAAACTTTTCATAATGATGCCAAATTAGCAATTAAGTTCAACATATCTGTTACATTAAATCGTCATCGAATAAACTTGGTTGCTCAGTGGCTTTAGGAGCAACTTTTACATCTCCCGGCTTACGCTTTAATACCCAAAGAGTATTACGTGAAGCATCTGGGAACATAGGAGCCATGATATTGGCAATGAGGTTTGAGTCATAATACTCTTTAAGAGCATCAAACATTTTCTGTTGCCAATCGTTCATCAGTGGCTTATAGTCTTTAGCTGAAGCAAATGTACCGAACTTCTTTACTATGTTGAAATGCTTCAACAATATGCCTTCGAGTTCCCAATGGTCAAACTCTTGCACATCAACTCCGCGACCATCACCTGAGTCATAAGTATGATTACCAGCTGCTCCTACAGATGGGTCATAGTTTGGAGTTGAAAGGTAATAAGTAGCATTATTATTGCCACAAGCCTTAAAGTTCTCCAAAAATGCATCTGCATTCTGTTTGCCAACATGCTCGAGCACTTCAAAAGCACAGACTTTGTCAGCATTAAACTTGCTGAAATCCATGTAGTTTTTAACAAGGTCAGCAACATAGAAATGAGCCCAAGGTACATTGGCATACTTCTCAGCTGCCTCTTGAATTGTTTTTTCGCGAATATCGATACCGATATATTCTTTCTGCTTAAACTTGTTTCGGTATAATACCTCAAGCAAGTTAGCAGCTCCACAGCCAAAATCAACAATGGACTCGCCAATCTTGGCTTCTTTCAAGATATGAGTCCATCGCAGATAATGCGCAAATTGGTCTCTGTGGAATACGTGACGCTCAAAGGCCTGGTCAGGTCTGAGGTCTGTTGTGTTATACACTTTTGCCATAATTAAAAAATTGTTTATTTGTTGAAAATATCTTTATGCTCTTCCAGATAGTCATTCATAGAGCCCATGTAAGCTACTGCATCAAGAAGATTATCCTCTTTGTGTGCATAAGCCTCACGTGATAACTTAAGAGCTATCATAGCTCTATACATACCAGCAGTTGTTATTTGTTGGTCTTTGGGTGACATCAGATTATAAAGAGCAGCAGCTCTTTCCATTGATGCTTGAAACGGTCCGTATTGACGCTCTTTTTCTTCTGAGCGCTCATTTACGATTTTATTTGCTTGTTCTAAGATGTTAGCCATGATTATTTACCGTTTTTATAGTTAATACAATCCATTTTACAAGAGTCGGCCAATAGCTTATGAACTTCTGGGTTGTTCCATAGAGAATTCATAAGATAAAGCTGTGCATCTTTCTTATATATTTGAGCTTTTGTATATTGTTCTAAAGCTTCTATATACTTAGTATTTTGGCCTATAGCACTATTCATATAGACAATACATAAAGCTTGTATTACTATGATAACACATAGTCCGATAATTATTTTCTTCATTACACTACTAAATTTTTAAGTTCTTCTTTTAATCTTTTTGCATCAGCGCCTCTAAATGTTTGTGCATTTGCCAAGAAGTATCTAACAATATCTCCTGCAGTATCATAAAAATACATAGCATTCGGGTCTGAAGTATCAAGTGTTAGCATTGCCTCTAAATAAGGCACTGCGCCAAAATATACATTAAGCCATGTTGACTTTATATCTTTGGCTATTTGCTGAAAGGTTCTTTTCTTGTCCATTTTATTATCTTTATTTAGATATGCAAATATACTAATTTTCTCCGAGAATAGAAAATTTTTTTCATTATAAAATGCACTCACTTAACACTTCTTAACTTGGCCAGATTTTATTGCTCTTCTGGATATTCTATTTGCAGTAATTCTTTGCAAAATTGAATAACTTGCTCATAATTATTATATGCAGTTTGAGTAATAATTCTCCGCTGAAGTATCGTTAGCTTATTTTTAATAATAAACTTATTTATATTAAGAGAGAGAGCTTTATCATTGCATCTTCTTTTATCTCCTAACTGAATAGCTAACTGAGCATAATGAATACATTTCTTTATATCCTGTGCTCCATTTTTAGCTCTATACCTGCTAATATATTTTATAATGCATCCTTGTATAAAAGAGCATCTTAAAGCAGTTATAAGCTCTATTGGTTGCATAGCCATATCTTTATAATGGCTACCACCTATTTGTACATCTGTTGCTTTCATATCAATATACTTTACGATTATCTGGTATATACCCATTTGCCACTCTCAGTTCATCCATAAACATAACGGAGTTGTAATGTTTAGGAAATTCTTTTATTACCTTAAAGCTTGCTGTTTTGTCTTTCACAAAACTATTATCGTCTACAGGCTCTACATATCCAAGCTTTACAAACTTATAAAGATATGCGGTTTCTGAGTTTCTACCTGGCTCTTTACCAAGCAAAATTTCTTTTGAACTTACTACTTTGCCAACATTATCGTTAACAAATTTTACCATTTCCGGAAATACCGGAGCTTGTTTTCCATTACGTCCCATATTACATAAATTTTTTATATTTGTCAATTTTTGCTTTTATGCTATCCATTAAGGCATTTTGCTTTTTATCTTTTGCTTTAAGTGCTCTGATTACGTCTTCATCATGAGTGCCTTGCAATATCAAATGATTTATAACGACATGATTTTGCTGTCCTTGTCGATATAATCGAGCATTAAACTGCTGATATAATTCAAGACTCCATGTTTGCCCAAACCAAACTATTATGCTACCTCCTGCTTGAAGATTAAGTCCATGGCCTGCTGATGCTGGATGCGCCGACATAACTTGTATTTTGCCAGCATTCCAGTCTTCAATATCTTTATTATTTTTAAGCTCTCTTGGCTTATATTTTTTAAGATATTCCATGATTCTATCCCTATCGAATTGATAGGTCCATGCTACAAGCACAGATTGGCCATTTGCATCTTCAATTATCTCCTTAAGAGCTTCAAGCTTAATATCATGAATTGGAAACACATTTCTTTCTTCATCATATATAGCTCCATTAGCAAATTGAAGTAATTTATTTGAAAGGGCAGCGGCATTGACTACGTTTACTTCCACAGGCTTTTCAACAAATACTGAATTACCATTTTCGTCTTCTTGCTCAATCGTTTCAGTAGCACTTATTAAGTCAAGCACTTTATTCTTTTCAAAGTCATCGTATTGCTTCTTTAGAGCTTCAGGCATTCTAAGCTTTATATAGTTATCTGTCCTAAACGGCATTTCAAGATAATCATCGGCTTTCATGCTTATGCAAATATCCTCTATTTTCTTATGTATTAGATATTCTGAGTCACTCATCAAATCGTATGAATATACGACATGACCATTCGTTTGACCTGGCCGAAAATACCTTTCTCTATATCTGGATATTGTCTTTTCAAGGCGCTCGCCTCTATCCATAAGATATATTTGAGGCCACAAATCAATAAGTCCATTTGGAGCAGGTGTACCAGTTAGTCCTACTAACCTTTTAAGATAAGGTCTTGCGCTGCGTAATGCCTTAAAACGCTCTGATTTATAAGACTTAAAACTGCTAAGCTCATCGACTACTACCATATCAAAAGGTAATTTGCCTCCGCCATATAAAGCACAAAGCCATGCAACATTATCTCTTGATATGATATAAATATCAGCTTTTGTTTCCATAACAGCTGCTATTCGCTGTTTAGCAGTACCTATAATCTTAGAAAAGCGCAAATGCTTTAAGTGGTCCCATTTCTCTGCTTCTTCTTGCCAAACAGATTCAGCAACTCGTTTTGGTGCTATGACTAACACCGAGTTAATCTCAAGATAGTCAAACATCAAATAGTTTACAGCTGTCAGTGTTGATACTGTCTTACCCAATCCCATATCAAGAAATACTCCACAAAATGGGTGAGTAATTATATGCTCCGCACAGGCTAATTGGTATTTATGTAAATCTGTTTCTTTCATCTTTTGTTACTGTTAAATATAGCTAAACAAGCTAAACCAAACAAAGCACCTATTATAAATGCAACTATGTTACTTATCATAAATTATACTATCTATAAATTGTTCAACGCCTTTTATTGTATCTATTACTTCAACTCTAAAGCCCAAAGCTCTAAGCTTATTGTGCATATATGCCTGTATGCGCTTAGGCTTTCGTCCAGTTGTTTTTAATTCCACAAAAACTATTTTATGGCCCGGAAATAAGCACATTCTATCTGGTAAGCCTATAAGTTGGTCGCATAGCAGCTTTATACACATACCACCGTTTATTTTAACAAGCTCAACCAATTTGCGCTCTACAACTTTTTCACTGTCTACCGTCTCTTTCTTCATAAGTTAAATTTATTGAACTTACAGTTACTCCGAGTATTTGCAATGGCTGGTTAAGCTTATCTTTAAGATTTTTCTTGAATTGAGCTATATCATCGCAAGCATTCTCTTCTGTTACATGGTTTTCATCATATTTTATTGTTCTTAAAGAACCATCAGAGAATTTGCATACAGCTTTTAGTATTACGTATTTCATAACCTGGCCATATAAATGTTATACTCACACTTATCCAAATTAAATTCCAGCTTGTCAACCAAAAACTTTTGGTCATTGTATATAACGACCGTTTTGACAGATGGAATATGTTCTATATTTCTTGTTACAAGAAGCACAGAATTACGGTAATTTCCGTATTGCGTTTTATAAAAATTTGCTATCATAATAAGCTATCTTTACGTTTATAGTATTTCTGTTTACCATATAAAGGAAAGTTCTTAGTGGATGCTATAGCTTCCCATTCAGGCAATGACCTAAGAATTTCATTAACCTCCCTGGTATTATATCTTGACATTTCTGTCTTATCTTTGCCGAGGCACTCACACCATACTTCAGCAATGCAGACAAAGTCTTTTTGCACTGTACCGTTTTTAGACAATGGGTCTTCAAGCCAACGTCTTCTGTCGTACAGGTCCATTTTATCCCAATCATCTGGAAATTTAGTATTAAGATATTCTTCAATAATACCTTTTCGCTCATCTGCTTCTGAGTGTTTATGTTGCTCAATCTTAGCAATTATATCTTCATCACCAACGAGGTATAAAGGCTCTTTTGCCAAATATAGTTGATATGCTTCAGCCCATATTTGATTTATTTCATCTTGTGTAAGGCCATCATTTACAGACTTTGTAGCATATTCTGGCCTTACGTCTATAGGCATAAATCGTCTATTTCCTGTCGGGTCTCGTAAGAAATCTTTGTTGTTAGTAGTACCAAAAAATACACATTGACGCTTATATGTTTCTACTGTTCTACCATACGCCGGCCTGAACATATCTTCTCTTTTTGATATGTAGTGCTTGATTGACTCTACTTCTGCTTTCTTAAGGCCTGAAAGCTCTGCCATTTCAATCAGCCACGCTCCTTGTATCTGCTCAAATGACTCCTTGCCCTGCACAGTCGTGAATGTATCTGAGAACCATTCCATGCCGAGCTTTTTAACGAAAGTACTTTTATATGTTCCTTGTTCTCCGACAAGTATAAGCGCTGTGTCGAACTTAATACCTGGCTCGAATACCCTCGCAACAGCCGCCACCAACGTCTTCCTAATGGCGGCTCTAGTATAAGCGTTATCTTCTGCTCCAAAATAATCAATCAATAATGTATTAACTCTCGGTATGCCATCCCACTTTTGAGCATATATATACTCTCTTATCGGATGGAACTTTTTCTTTTCAAATTCAAGCGCAAGCGCGTCGTCCACTTTTTGACTTGACACAATGCCATAAACACACTCAATGTAATTACGAACACCAGAATAGTCAACATCACGAAGAGGCTCCACAGTATCGACTTTACGCCATGGTAACGAACGTGTAACATATCTTTTATTATCAAAAATGTTTAGCTTAAATACATCTTTTAAGAATTGGTCATGCTGAATTATTATATTCAAGTTATTGGCAGAATTATCATATTCGCCTTTTGTATTAGCGTCAAGCTCTTCTGTCCATGAAGTATCATATTCTTCAGGAACTTCTGCTTTTGCTTCTTCCGCAAACTCGAATTTAGCTTCAGCAAACTTTTCTTCAGCAATATGCTTTTTTGTTGTAGAGTCCTTAGAGGCAAATTCTTCCATTGCCTTAAAGCTCTTTTTATCTTTGTCTTCTTTTTCTTTGCCTGTATCTAAATGGCCAAATTTATGTATGCGAACTAAGTCAAATGCATTACATAATCTACCTCCAGCAGGGTCTGTTCCATGATGAGAATATGCAAATTTATCATCATAGACTATTAAGCCCGCAGCTGTAGAGCCATTTATATACGTATATCGCCCTTCTCCAGCTGGCGTATATACATCTGAAAGAAAAGTCTCAATAGCTTCTTGTATAGTATAAGTACGACAGAAAACACCAATTATGCCTTTTTTATCTTCTGGGTCTTCTTGCTTTTTGATAGCTTGCATTATTACATCTGTGCTATCTGTAGCAGTTGGCCATTCGCTCGTATCATGCCAATCATCATATAGCCCAAGGATATAATCAGCTTCAAGGAAAGGTCCGTCTTGAAATTCAAAGTAATACTCCATATCTGATGATACAGACGGCCAGAACATAAGTCTATTTACATCAAAAGTCGACTGGTCAAACAAATCAATGTTTAGGTCTCCAGCAACTTTTCTTGATATTGCTTGATATTCTTCTTGCGATACTTCTCTATCAAGTGGAATTATCAATCTGTGTCGTGGCTTTTCAGGACATGACTTATGAGTTGAATGAATAACCGCAGCACAATCAAATAGCATTGTAAAGTCCCACCAAAAGTTCTCATGAGAAAAGTCAATATCCAATGTAATTAACTGGCGGTAAAGTACATTTGTTTTATCGCGCCTACCATTTGTAAGAAATCCGCCTACAAATCCGCCTACATCTTTTATCTTGCTCTGCTCTTCTTTTGTGGCACTTATAAACCGCTTATATGTTTCAGCGGTTACTACAGGAGTAGCTAGCTTTTGAACTAAATTGCTCCAAGTAGTTTTGGTATTTTTCCATACTTTACTTGAAACGTTTAGTCCAACTGCTATGCTCAAATTTTCATCGTATTTCAATTTATCTACTTGCATAATATGCGTAAACAATATATAAACACAACCAAATCATATTTTTAATCTTTTAAGTAGAATGGCGTTGTATATCCATCTGCTCTTAGTGGAAGGTCTGATGCCCATTCAGGAGGAGTGCCCATAATGCTTGCCATTTCTTCATAGTATGCTTGAGCATTCTCTTCTGGGACTTCACACAAAACCTCATCGTGTATATGGCACACAGGATGATAGTCATTAGCCTCAAGATTTAACATAGAATTGCCAAGTAAATCTCTTGAAATAGCCTGTACAATGTTCTCTGTTAATTTACCTCCATACGTATCAATTTCACCCCATTGCTTAGTTTCTTGCACAACTCCTTGGTAACATAATACTCGAGTTGGCATTGTAGAACGGCCTATCTTCTTATCTTTGAATTTAGGTCCATAGTAGAATAGCTTTCTGCCAGATGGCAATTGTATTGTCATAAACTCACCATTACAGTCGAAAATTATATTTCTACATGTGCATGATACTGGCCTTTGATATCTGACAGCCTCTTTCGATGCTTCGTCTATTTCTTTCCACATATCTACAATTGCAGGGTTTGCCGAGCGCCATTTACGCACCAGGCTCATCATTTCAGTATCTGATAAGCCCATACGTTCACCACCCATTCGTTTAAGTGCTCCTAATGAGCCCTCATAACCAAGTGCAAGTTCTGAAATCTTTGATTTGTCACGAAGTACTGAACCTTTTGTAATAGCAGATATTGGCACATTAAACATCTTTGCTCCTGTAGCTTCATAGATTTTACCGTCTCCGCGGAATACGTCCATTCGCCATTTTTCATTTGCAAGCCAAGATATAACACGCGCCTCAATGGCTGAGAAGTCTGCGACACTAAATACTTTACCAGGCGATGCTATAAGAGCTGTTCTTACTAACTGGGACAAAATATCTGCAACATCATCATACATCATCTCAACCGACTCCCAATCACGTGCTCTAATCATTTCACGTGGTACTTCTATATGTGATATATGATTTTTTGATAAGTTCTGCAATTGCAATAGCCTACCTGCCCATCGTCCAGTTCTATTTGCACCATAGAATTGAAATGTACCACGGACTCTATGGTCTTTCATGGCACAATTAAGCATAGCATAATACTTCTTAATAGACGTTTTTGAGAGCTTTTTGCGTATATTAAGCAACTCAATAACATCTGGATAATCTGCAAACTCTTTCATTAAATCAGGCATTGTTTCCTTTGAAAGTGACATAACAACACATCCTGTTGTCTTTTCAATCCATTGCCTAATTTGAACAGGCGAGTTTGGATTTTCAAGCCCTGTTAGCTGTTGAGCATGTTGCGTTAAGATAGAAGTATATGTGTTATCTACTGCGATAGCAGACTCTGCTAATTCCATATCAACCAAAATACCTCTATCATTTATATTCTGGTCAAGCGCATACATCTTGCGCTCAATATCAGGAATGATATATGCCTCTAATCTCTTAAATATCTCACGCTCTGCAAGTACGTCATACTTGTTATATTCCTTATACATTTCCCACTTTTCAGGAGCATGTTCAGGATAATTCCGAGTACGCATGCCATTAACTCGAGTTGCTTTGCATGGGCATGAGAAGTATTTAATAAGTGCTTTACCAGTATCTAGCTTTTTATCTGTAAGATTAAGAGCCTTTGATACTTCGTCCAAAGAAAGTGGTAAACCACAATACGCAGCTTTTACAGAGGTACAATACCACTGCTCTGCTGGAACATTATATCCTATACGCTTAAAGCTCAAGCGCTCAAATACTGCATTATGAGCAACTTTTATACACTCTGGGTCAAGTAATGCTTCTTCAAACTCTTCAGGCATTTCTTCACCTTGAGCTAAATCAACAATGTTAACTGGCCCATCATCTAATGCATATCCTATAATCAGTATCTCAAAGTCTGGTGACTCTATATATTTATAGGCACCAGAGTCTTTAATATCTACTGAGGAAAATGTTTCGACGTCTATAAAAAGATATTTTGCCATTATTTCTTAATTTGATATTATAAAATTAGGAGTATAGGCGGGACTCGAACCCGCATAACAGGCACACAAACCAATGGCGCTCTGTGGTTTTACCATTAAACTACTATACTTGCTGATGCAGAGAGGAAATTACATCAGCTCATCATTCCATTCGTTCTCACCTCCGAAGTCTTCTTCAGCAGTAGAACCACCGGCCAACATCTCACCGTCTTCAAGCTTCTGAAGATTGTTCAATCCAGCCGCGATGCCCTTAGATGAAACGTTAAATGCATAGAAGTTGATTGATGCACGGCCATAGCAACCACTGTAGAACTCCTCTTTCTCCATGATAGGATTGAGGTCTTTGTCTACGATACTCGGCTTGCGCTGGCTGTTGGCATTGATGAAGTACATGCCTTCAAATGCTGGGTCATCGCCACGCTCATCGTCGCCATCACGCAGAGGCAATTTGAGATTTGAAGGTATTTTGCCATTCTTATCCGCAAGCTTAGCTTTGCCTGCTTCTTTTGCAGCTTCTATGGCTTTCTTGATTTTGTCAATAGTAGCCGTATCGCTCTTAGGAATAAGAACGCAGATATTATACTTAGGAGTATCGCCCTCATTCATAGCTGTGGGCTCAAACACATTTACATAGCAAAATCTTACTTTGCCAGTTACAACCTTGGTTGAATTTACTTGATTACTCATTGTCTTTTAATTTAAGTTGTTATTATTACTTTTTTCTATTATTTCTCATATAACCTTTAAGCTTTCTATGTTTAGCTTTAAAGTTAATACAATTGATACCATATCCAATCATATTATTGGGATCATGACCAAAAGCAGTTCCTACCAATTTTGGTGGTATAATAAAAGGATTACGTTCCATGCTAAAAAATATTATTCGTCTTTGAAATCTAATTGTGCTTGAGCATATCCCATTGCTGGTCTCTTGTCTTCAAGCGGTACAAGAGTAGGTTTGCCTTGTGGCTTGATAACCACATCTGAGAGTATTTCCTCAAAACGCTTTTTGCCTACTAACTTCTCAATAGAAGTAATTGGCTTAAGCTTCATATTGAAAATCTCATCTTCTGAAAGTTCAGGGCAACGCGCAAAAATTGCATTAGAAGCTTGGTCTTCGTCAACCCATTTGCGTCGACTAATTCCTTCAACTAATTTAAGCCCCGGCCATTGCTTATTCTCGTTAACCGCTTTAGTTTGTGCATATTCTGCTATTGAATTAGCCCATTCTATAAGCTTAGGCACGCGCTTAACTATATCAGCAATCTCATCATCGGTTAACAACTCTGGGTCTGCGAATTCGTGTTGTGCAATTTCGAGTTGTTGCTCATAAAGCTTACGACACTGATTACGCACAGCACAAAATCTACACCAATCTCCAGCATTGAGTTCTCCTTTACCTTCAAAAGCAAGTTCAGCTCTTGGCCTAAGCTCCTCTTCTGCCCATTTACGGAGTTCTTCGACAGATATTTGCCAACTTGATATGTTGTTAATGCGAGGCTGTATAATAGTCAATCGCACTTCCGTTATATCATACATTGTATCATATTTCTGCAAAGCTCCAAGCCCATAAAGCATAAGTTGCTTATTCCATTCAGCATATACTGGAACACCTTTTCCATATTTTAAGTCAATAACTTCCATAAGGTTGTCATTGATAACAACACAGTCAGCTGTTCCAAAGCTTTCAGGCACATATTCTGTCAAATCGAGTTTCTGCTCAATTTCCATGACAGCTAACGGATTTTCAGTTTTTGCTTCAGCTAATTGTTCTGAGCAATAATCCGTATAGATAGGTACAACTTCAAGCATTTCCTCGCTGAACAGGTCATTTGCCATTATCTCTTCGAGCCTTTGGTCAAAGTCTTGTTCACTAATGCTGTTAAGTGTATCTTTTCTCAGGTAAAGTTCTGAGAGCTCATGAGCTAATGTACCTTCTTCTGCATATACTGAAGACTTCTTTTCTCCGTATTCATCTTCAAGCTTAGCAGATGGAGTACAATTCAGCCATCTTCCTGCTCCAGAAGCCGAGAGGAGTGCATGACTCCTCTGGCTATGTTTCTGTGGTTTAGTACTACTTGTCACTTGAGCCATATTCTTTTATCAATTTTGCCAAATAACAGCATTGAATAGCATACTGAGCATAAAGCTTTGGATTTTCTCTGCGAAACTTCTGAGCCATCTTTTGCAACTTCTTTGTACTCGGCATAATTACAGTGACTCTAAGAAGTTATACATTTCATCATACTTAGCCGGGTCAAGCTTTGTTACACTCGGGGCTCCAAGCTCATTGAGTTTCTGCTTGATTACGTCGCGATGCTCATTGACCTTCTTTGCAAGCATTCCGCGAACATCCTCAATGCTCTTAGAGGCAGAAGAAGCAGCCGGAGCAGCAGGTGCTCCAGGAGCAGGCGTAGCAGCGGGCTTTGTCGGGGCAGGTGCTGCAGCTGGAGCTTGAGGCTTTGGGGCCGGAGCGGGTGCTGGCTGAGGAGCCGGTTTAGCAGGTGCTACAGGAGCAGGTTTCTGAACTACAGCAGCAGCTACTTGAGCTCCACTTGGAAGTCCTGCTGCAAACAGTGACTTAATGAAATTCTGCGTATTTTCTGATAGGTTTACGCTAACCTCTACGGAAATTTTAATTGCTTCCATTTTCGTAAGTTTTAATGAAATTATCTAAATAGTTAATAAACTCGTGCATTGTCATATCAGGCACATTTGAAATTTTCTGCTCTATAAGATTATTATTCTTATATATAGATACAAACACACCTTTATAATTCAGCTTGACTTTATAATCGCCTTTCAGCATTGTAAGACAACCGTCTTCTGACGAACCTTTCCAAGTACCTGCTGAAAACAGGTCAGTTACTAACACGCCTATATGTGAGGCTAATATTTCTATCTGCTTAATATCCAAATTGGCTTCACCCTTTAACACACGGTCAAATGCCTGTTTCGGATATTTAACAGTAGGAAATAACACCTTCGCTAAATCTTCCGTATTTAGCTTGTAGTGCTCAATTACATTACCTATATTAAACTGTTCCATATTTTGGTGAATTTTATTATCTTATTTTCGATATGCAAATATACAAACTATTCTCGAAAGAAAAAAATTTTTCCATTATTTTTTGAGAATTTATTTGTTAAAAATAATTAAACAGCAATTTTAGTGCGGCTTTGAAATTGCTGTAAACAAAGAAACAATAAAAACAATGCCTCTATATATTTCAAACTTAATTTCTTAATTTCCGATTAACATTAAGGTTAATAAGAAATATCGGCTTTTAATACGAAAAGATTTAATGAAATTATTGTTTCTTTGTTTACAGCATATATAAGTAATTGATTTTGAGCACTTTAGGCATAAACAATGACTTGTTTATATTGTTTCTATTGTTTACCGCTTTATGAAGTATTTTGCACACAGCCATATAATTACTAAGGCTATGGCGGTTATCAAGTATTCACCAATATTAATTTTTATCTTTTGCCATTTAGTAAGCCGAGCTTCTACAGGGTATGCAACTTGAATTGTATCAACTTTTTCTCGCCAGAGAGTATCATGCTTTTCTATGTATTTATACAAGTATTTATATTTACTGAGATACACGGTATCGCCTTTGCGCTCTACATAGATTGAATCTCTATGATATATGCTATCAATTTTGGTCTGAGATAAGTAAGTAGTATCTCTTTTCGTTGTTTCCACTGGCACATATTGAATTGACTTACAGCCATATAATATAGTGGCTAAAAATATAAGTGTAATTATTCTCGCTAATTCTCGCATAATCTTTGAGTTTTATTTGTTATTATTCATATTTAATATAAAAACCATTCTCGCACATAAGAAATTATTGCGAGAATGGTTTTTATACACTTCAGAGGTCTTTATACTCGTACTTAGCATCAAAGCTGGGACAAGCCTTTGCAGCAAATTCTCTGTGTCCATGTATGGTCGCATTTGGATATTTTGCCTTAAGCTCTTTAAGCAAATCTATTAATGATTGCTTTTGAGCCTCAGTGCGCGTATCTTTAGGAGTTTTACCGTCTTTAGCAACGCCTCCTACATAGCATATTCCTATAGAATTTGCATTTTGGCCTGAGCAGTGAGCTCCTATTACACTTTCATCTCTGCCTTTATGAATAGAGCCATCAAGCTCAATTACATAGTGGTAACCAATATCCTTCCAGTGATTACCATTAACATGCCAATCCCTGATAGTTTCGGTTTTGACGTCTTTTCCTTCAGGCGTTGCTGAGCAATGCACTATAAGTTTATCAATCTTTCTCATTTTATTTTGTCTTGTTGTATAAGTTCATATATTATTTTTGCTAAATAGTCTTCACCTTGCTGAATACACTTTTCTTCTATGTTTTTTAGAAGTGTTTCTTTTTGGCTAAAGTCTATAATATCAGTAGAGCCTCTAAATTCTTTTCTGTTATTGTCTTTTACAATTACAGTAAGATTATTTGGCGTTTCAGAAAAACCACAATCTTTTTTAACTTCTAACATTAATACATCATTATAAAGCTTATCAAGATTTAATGTAAGTTCACTTTTATTAGTTCCTACAGACCATTCACCATTTAGCGCAGTGTTTATATTTGTAAAATTCGCCGCAGGAGACATCTGTAAAGTACAGTTATTTGTTACATCATCGCCTTGCATTTTATTAAATGAAATCACAAGCCATGGAAAACTTGATTTGCTTTCTTCGTATGTATATTTTTTCCTATACGCTTCATACACATATTTTTCGTATTCGTTTTGATTACGAACTATATTTACATTAATGTTTGTAAGTATCATTTTTATTCGTATTTAATTGATTTACTATTTTATTAAAGACCTCGTTGCCTTGTTCAGTAGTAGCTGCTTGAATAATCTGCTTAATCATATCTGGGACATCTCCGGCATGTGCTTTTCTTCTTTTGCTATTTTCTAATACAGATTTGCCTTCTATACAAAGTATTGCTAAAGCACAAAGCATAGTTGCAAATGGCAGTATATAAAATGATAGTAAGCTTCCTAAAGCATCTACCATAAATGCAAACATGAGAACTCTAGCATAATCGCCTATTTTTACAATAGTACGCCTAAAGCCATGAGACATAAGCTTTTCGCCTAAAATCTTTGCCGTTAATGTACCACTCCAAAAATCAACGATACACGCTATAGTAGAGAAAATCCAGCATATAACTATTATTACTGCTCTAACAGCTATAAAGAATGTAAGAGCTTCTAGGTCTTTTGCTTCAATCAGTTCTAGCATAGCATTTTCCTTATTATGTTATAAAACATGTTTCTTATAATTTCACCAACCAAATAACTGGCGCTTTCGCTATAAGGACTGAAATTCAACGTTTTAGCAATATGCTTTTCGATGTGGTCTACTTCATGAGCAAAGCTATTGAAAAATTCCCAAATATCAGTAGTTTTTGATACTACTATTGCACTACGTTTATATTTAGGATTGCTATAAGCTATTCCTATATTACGCCTATTTGAGTATAAAATTTCTTCAGCTCTATTCAAAAATCGTTTACTGCATCTTAAGCTATACAACTCATCTATTATTTCTTCTGCATCATTGGCATCTGTCATTATAAAGTACGATATGTGCCAATTAGCATAGTTTTCAAGATAGAATTTTCCTGCTATCATAGAATTTCTTCCCAATCTACAGCTATACCTCTGGATGTCATTTTAGCATCCCACTCACGCATTATTTCTCCATCGCCTGCATCTACGTCGTCAACTACGTCTTTTACGTACAAAGCTAAATGCTGCTCATCGGTAATACTGCTTTTAAGCAAATCAGCTTTTCCCATATTAGCAACATACACATAGTCATAGTCTACGTTATTTTCTAGAGTCACACCGTATTTTGCAAGCATAGAGTCGACTTGGTCTTTTGTAAGAGGCTCTATCTTCTCTGTCTTACCAGTAGAAGCATTCTTTTTGCGCATTAGACTTACTGCAAAATCACATGCCTTTTTATTAAAATGCCATCCATGAAATCGAAGGTATTTTCTCATTTCCGTTGGTATGTCATCATACATATCAAGTGGTAATCTTTTTCTTGCTGCCATATTATTAAAGTTTTTTAAGTAAAAGAGGCCGTACTCAACAAGCACAGCCTCAGTTGAAATTAGTTATTAGTAGCGGCGTCCTCGACCGTATCTACGACGACCATATCTACCAGTGCCAGGTACACCTCGGCGTTCATTGTAGTCCTCATCATCGTCATCATCTTCATCGCGGTAACCGCCTGTGCCACCGCCATTACCGCCACCACCGTAGCGTTCATCAAATTCTTCTGACTCAAGAATTTCATCTTCGATAAATTCCATGAGCTTCTTTGCGCCTCTATGCACTTTTTCTGCGCATTCATAAAGCTTATCAGCCTGGCGCTCTTTAATTTTAATTATAGTAGGCATATTTTCTACAAAATTATATGTTTAACTTTTCTTTACAGGGCTTCCCAACTGCTCTAATAAAGAGGCCATCATACCTTTCATTTCAGATTGTGACTTGTAAAGTTCTTTCAGCTGTGTTTTTAACTCACTGTTTTCCTTTTCAAGTCTTTGCCTTTCTGCTATTTCAGGATTTAGTGTGACCATTATGTTCTTGCAACTTTCGATAATCTGCCTATGAGCATTGATAACCTCATCTGCGATAGCAACTTCGCTACTATGCATGTATGCTGCTACTTCTGCATTTACAGCATCTCTATTACAAGATACAAACAGCCCATTACCACAATCCTGAATATCAGTAGAAGGAGTTAAGCCTTCAATGGGCTGAACTTTGTCTCCTATTTTAATGGACAAATCTACAACTTGCTCTTGCTGTTGAGGCATAAAGCCAGCGTAGGGCTGTCCTGGAATTGGATATTTCTGCCGTATTTTAGGCTCGGCGATAACCTGTCCTATCTCCAATTTAGGAGAATTATCTTTATGAAAGATATAAACTGTACTGCCAGTTCTTAGATTTTGAAAAGCCATATAGTTAATAATTTTTAAGTCATTATATTAAGCTGCAGAAGTTGGGAAAACATAAAGTATCTTATCTTCAGAGTCATAAATAGCCAAGTATACGCCAGAACGAGTAAAGTCAGCTACAGTCATAGCCACGCCAGTATTATAATTAATGGCCGCTTGATTGCTGCCATTAGCAGTAAATACTACAGGCAATGTATCTGTTGTACCGGCTGGAATTAAAGGTAATTTAAATAAAATCAGTCCAATAAATGGTGCGTTAAGGAACGCCTGATTTTGAAATACAAATTGTACCTCTGTAGCCGCTACATTTACTCTGGTTGCTTCTAAGCGGGGAATTCCTTGACTATTAGCCAAAATCAAAGGATTAATAGGATATGACATAGTTGCCTCCTTTCCTATTAACCCCAACCACCATTATTACCGCAGTTATATCCGTAACCCCAAGGATAACCATAGCCACCAAACGCACCACATGCGCCATATGCAGCAGGCGATACCTGAAGAGGAATGTTAAAGCCAGTATTGACTTTTACATAATTATCTCCGCAAGGAATTACCTTAGTCTCAGGCAAGTGGCACTTAATGCCTGCAATCTCTGTATTAAGAGAACTGATGCCAGCATTCAAAGGAGCTACGGCCTGGCCAATCATCTGAGCAAAAGCAGCTGACTGCTGTGCATTATTGATGATAACAGCCTGTTCAGCAATTCGACGGTCACGCTCAGCAATTTCGCGCTGCATTTCACGCATCTCAGCAGCACGCTGGCCAGCGAGAATTGACTCGGTAGATGCCTGAATAGCTTTTTCAATGTTACAAGTCTGGTCACGAGTTGCATAGCCAACATCAGCAAATCCACGTTCAACACTACGATTAACATTATTAAGCTCTCCTTGCAATGCAATAGTCTGGTCTTTGATACCTGTTTTGATATCACAGCAGCAGTTGCAGATTTGCTGAGTAAGAGCCATATTGCCTTGCTGAATTGAGTTGATAATCTGCTGACCAGTCATACCAACCTGATTACCTACATTGCATACTTGGCTAGCAACTTGCTGGATAGCAGCCTGTACCTGACCAACGGAGCAATTCAAAGTGCTTGCCAACTGGCTAATATCAACGCCATTGCGTTGAATTGCGTCCATGAGCATTTGGCGTTCTGTGCTGTTATTGTTATTGCCACCAAATAAGCCATTGCCATTTCCTCCGAAGATTGCAGCGATGACAATAAGAGCAATAATACCGTCCCAGCCATTTCCAAATGAGCCATTTCTGTTTCCACACAAAGCCATTACTGCATTGGCATCGAGGCCTTTAGACTGACAAGCGGATGCAAGCATACCTGCTAGGAAGTTATTCCCAGTGCCTCCACTGTCTGGAACAACGATTGTCTTTTCGACATCAAAATTTCCATAATTTTAGAAATTTTTAATTGTTAATACTTAAGTTATTTATCTATATTCCTGCGCAGGAAATATATTCTTGTTTATATATCAGTAAAATCTGTGTTACCTACTTTCAACTCTGCCTCAGCTGCATCCAGCAACGCGAGAATGCTTTCTTTTACTTTTTCGTCCATAATTGTTTAATTTTTAATTACGGGTACAAAAAATACCTATTTTTTATTATTATGAAATAGTATAAGGATTATTAATTGCATTTTTAACGCAAGTTATAATATCGCTAAAATTATCGTCTGTTACAGGTGTGCATAATTGTTCTCTATAATCTCCAGTACCTTGTGCAATTCTATACGTGCAATCCGCTATATCCAAATTCAATACTTTAGCAATAAATGTCTGGAACAGAGTAGCGGCAATAATATATCGTGTGATGCCAAAATTAGCATGGATAGAATCACGAGTAAAGTCTGTTTTATTTCTCCAGTTCGTAGAATTATCCATGAACGCATAAGTACTACTTATATTATCCAAATCAGTTATTGTTTCTGCTTGGGAGATTGTAGGTGGCGCAGGAGTGGCTTTTGTGTATATAGTGGATTGTCTTAATGTAGAATTTGCTCTGGCATTTTGTACCGCCGTTCCCGAAGGAATGATGAATTTGACATCCGGGCAATTGGATATGCAGTCCTTGTAGTTTTTGGCAATATTACGCCACATACCCAATTGTCTTTCCTTTTGGTTGTTTCCATAACTCAACCAGTGATCATCATCTGCACCATTGGGGCCGTGCGACTCGGAGATTGTATGATAAATGCTGAACGCCCAAGTCATGTTCATACAGAATACAGGATTACTATAGAGACAGGCTTTTTTACACAAGTCGATCAATTCTTGTACTATATTCCTTGTTATTTGTCCATCTTCTCCTTTTTCCCAAAAAGAGGATTGGTCCTCATAAGGGGATTGATAAGCCCCGTTTTGCATGATGATGAAGTCCCACGCTTCATCTGCCAACAACCAGTCCATCAAGACTGTGTCATTTGCCGGTGCAGGTTCCCCTTCATCCGTTATATCAGAATCAGGCTCGCTGGACCATTTCCCTGTCGTACCGTTATATTGTTCCCATGTCGTTGCCTGATATTTCCATTTATAATACGTAACTCCCTTATTTCCTTGAAACCTTTTCAAAAAAACATCTAAAGTGGCTGCACCTATATAAGCATTTCCCAAAATTACATTTTTGCCAAATGAAGCACAAATGTTACCTACTTCTCTGACTGTATCCACACCGAAGGATGATCCGATAAATAATATTTTTAAGGTAGTTTTATAATCAGATACAGATATATTCTCAAAATCATCCTGTAATTCCGTTACCGTATTATTTAACGCTTCGATGTCCTGCATGTTTTGAGCAATGTCCTTTTCATTTTCTGTTATACGAACATCAAACCCTTGTTGTTTATTAGGCACATTATTTATATGGAAATCCGACATATATGTTTTGGCATCGCCCTTGATATAAGTATTTGAAATGTGTAATCCTAAAACAACTGCGCCATTAGGCTTTAATCGTCCTCTGTTTTTTTCAGAACTTGAACCTCCAGTTGTCGCATTGACTTGGTTACCAGAAGAATTAAAAAATTTAAACACAATTCCGTCATATATATTTTCTCCACCTTTAGTTATATAAATAAGTGTGTTATCGGGAATATCGGAAACATCAATTCTACCTAATGCGCTATTTGCTGCATTTGAAATGGGATTATCTCCTAATGTCGAACCAACATAAGCGTGATTAGGATAAACTCCCAATTGCGCTCCTGTCGTATAATTAACACTTCCTCCAACCAACATATTATTTAACGCTTCGATGTCCTGCGTGTTTTGGGCAATGTCCTGCGTGTTTTGGGCAATGTCCTGCATTAATGAATTTATAAAAATAAATCCAAAAAATGAAAATCCATTTATATTATTAATATTTTCAGTTGTTCCGTGTATATATAATTCTGATGCTTCTGCGGATAATTGAATATATTGTCCCGACTGAACATAACTAAATGATACATCTTGCTTAGACTTATTCCTAAATTTTAATACAAGTCCCATATCAGCAATACGTTTTTTTTGCCCGGTATTGCTATATAATGAAATTATATTATTAGTATTTCCCGATATTGGTATAGGCCCAGAATTTCTCAAATAAGAACTATTATTATTACTTGATAAACCTTCTCCATTACCTGTCCATTGTCCATTTACAAATGTGGAAGTATCAATAACTAATCCTAATAAGTTAGATAACTTCTTATTAGTTATAATACCTGTTTCTATTGATACCCAAGAATCCTCATTTTTTTTTAAAATTAAGCATTCTCCGTTATTCACAATTCCACCGAAATTAGAATAAGTTCCACTTTCAGATGCTATGTAAAATACATTACCATCGGGTGCGCCAGGGTTTGTGCTGGGGGTTGCTATACCAGCGAATGTTGCATTTTCTCCAACAGCACTAACAATACTGTTGAGAGTATTCTGCAAAACAGCACCAGTAATTTCTTGATTACCATTCGTTTTTATAACATTGGCAATAGCTGCTTTTAAAGTACTCCAATTTGCCATATATATATTATTCTATATTAAAATCGTTATTATAATCTTCGTTAAAATCTCCACCAACTAATTTAGGAGTATAACCTCCTATATTAGCTATAACAGTATCAGTTTCAAATTCACATTCAACTGCAGCTAAATCTCCTTGGTCTTCCCATTCAGGCTCCATACTAAATGTTGTCAAATCGTAAGTCTGCAGTTTACTTGTAATTTGTTTGCTTTCACATAGCCTTACAATCCTAAGAGCATCACATAGATATTCAGGAGCTACAAATGTAAACTTATAAATCTTTTTGCTTACCTGGCTTTCAATAAAGGTATAACCCATTCGTTCAGTAGCTTCTTCCTCAAAATCATATTCAGGTTTACCGATTTGTGTATTCAAGTAGCATCTAAATTTGAAATTATCAGAAAAATCTACTATGCCATTTTTAAGCTCAAAGTTATATGAGTTGTAATACTCAAGAAGTAAATAGCCGTCTACTTTATTAGTTACAGTGAATATATCAGAATATATAGTTCCTAAACCTGATATTGAAATAGCTAAATAATACAAACCTTCATGCTTTATTTCAACTATAGGAAGAGTACCAGGATATTTAAGAAGCTTGAAGTCAGTATATGATTTGATAGTCAGGCCATTTTCTTTCATGCTACGAGTTATAGATATAAATTTCCCAGTATTGAAATTATATAGCCTAACCCAACTTATAGATGTGCCACTAGCAAGAACTACTTGAAAAGGCAATAACATATTCTTATAGGTTATCAACGGATAAACCTGGCCAAAAGCATAATCTTTACGATGATTTTGCAGTGCAAGATTATCGTAAAACGGTAACGGTGATATGTTATTATTTACTAACTTCATGCTGTTAATTTACAAATAAAATTCGATATAAGAAAATTTCTTAATAATTTTTAACACACAATTTTATTGAGGCCGGTAAAGTAAATTTATCTTTGCCTGTCTAGTATTTACATTGATAGACATTTCATCTATTTTTCCATTCCCAAAGGAGGTTTTAATAAGTTCCAATTCATCTAAATCTTCTTCTGTAGGAAATTCTATAGTGTGCTTCATGCATTTTTTAATATCTCTTGCGTATATATTTCCAATTACATTAGACTCTAAGTTTGATGCTGGCATATCCCACATATACATATTTTGTAAATATATCCACGATGCATACCAATTTTGTACTATAGCACTATATCTATCTCCATTTTCATCTATAAGACTAGTTTCTATAATCGGCAATTCATAAGATGAACCATTTTTTATAGGACACAACAATGCAAAGCCATCATCTGAGAAATTAGATGGATTAAATAGCATATAATCTACATCAGATGAAAACTGGCTTATATTTATTTCTTCTGTTTTATCTTTCTGTATATAGTTAGATTTAACATCTATAGTTACTCCGCCAAATAAGTCGGTAACATCATCCATCCAGCCAAATTCGTATCGCTGATTTAGGTCTGTTTTGTCATATTCTACTTCTGATTGAAAATATGATGATAATTTTTTATTAAACTGGTCTGTAAGCTTAGTAAAATCAAGCTGAACATTGCTGTTATAAGAATATGAGCCTCCTCTCATAAAGAAGCTTATATGCTCAACTTTGAATTTACCATCTTCTATATACCAATAGCATCTAAAGCAATCACGAAGCATTTTCATTATATCTTCTAACGATATTTCTGCTTTTTGCGCCGGCTGGTCATAATCACCTTTAAGTATATTGGTTTTCTGCGTTATAAACACGTAAAATCTTGCTAATCCTAGTGGATTAGTTGTGCCATATAAAAATTGGCTATATTCTGCAGTTGGCTCATGTGATAATGTAGGGTCTATTTTCTTGAGAATAGCCTTTATGGCCGCGCCAATAGAATAACTATCTTTTAATACATACTGTTTTCTTAATTTTTCTTCAAAATATTCATAAAAACTATCATATACATACCACAGTGAAGCATTTGCCCATGAATTTTTGCTAATAGGCAAAGGTCTTCCTAAGCCTGTACTACTAGGAATAAACTGGTTAGTAAAATACTGTCCGTAATCATTTAGACCATATTTTGTTGGCTCATCTACTGCTCTAGAAGTGCAAAAAAACATACCACCTTTTAAACCAATACACTTTTTATAGTTCCTACTATCTGCAACAAAATCATCGGATGGCAAATTATAGGTATTTTTAACACCTTCTGAGTCTTCTACAGTATCTACATCACAAAGCAGACGCCTATATATTCTATATGTAAACAAATTACTTATAGTACATGAGTTTTCAGCATTTTCCACATCTATTAGTTTAGAGGTATATCTTAAGTGTTTATCATTAGCGTAATCTCGGTCTTCTGAAAACAGCGTTTCATCATCGATATTAACAGCTGTTTCAGATTTATATAGTACTTTATTATCTGAATTTCTTTTTATCATAATAAAGTAGCTTACATCTGTAAATGGTGGTCGAGCATCAGGATTTTTCTCTAAATAGCAAGTATAACCATTCCAGTTGCTATAATAGCCATTAGTTCCGGCATATACGCCATTAACACCTGCTTTGTTAGAATTTCCTATGTAAAATTCATTACCAGATTTTATATAGGAAAAATAGAAGTTATTTATAAGCGCAGCATTGTCATCTATACTTTCATTCACATCATCTTCCCAATAGGTACCACCGAAGAAATTAGTTATAGAATTGGTACCACGGACATAAACTTGCATGAGTGAGCGTTTATGCAAGTTTATTTTTGATATTTCAGGAGCAAGTTTTATAAGGTCATAAGTATTTTCATATTTATTCATGACCTCTGTATAGTTATCTATTGTTGTAGTTTTAAGTTCACATTTCTTCTTATCATGGTCGAATTTACAATCAGTCTTACTAAATTCACCTCTATAATATTCAACCCATTTTTTGGAAGTACTGTTATATTTATCTATTATAAAAACAAGTTGGTCTTCTATGTTTGATTGGCTTATTATTTCATAATCACTGCCAAATAAGTTTATTTTTCCATCTAACGAGACACGGAAAAATTCTTGGCCACTCTCTTTTGCATATTTCTTATTAAGCTCTTTGTAATGAGGTCTTACTTCTACTTTATCACCGTTATTCTTTGATATGTAGAATTTATATTTCGGAGGTATCATATCTTTTAGTTTTTAATTATGCGTTTAACATTTCTATGTTGCATTATAACAGTTCCATCTGGCATAGTATAATACCTTGTTTCATTCTGCTTTCTAATGCTTCGTACGTCATCCTCAATTTTAGAGAGGTCCATATTATTATTAGAATTAAGAGAAATATTTAGCTTATCAGAATTACCAAATGCATTTAAATACTTATCTTCGAATGTTCCTTTGTTGAAGCTATCTATTACATCTGGTAGTATCTTACGATATTTTCTTGTTCTTTGCTTATTAATGATAGCAAGAGCCTCACCACCTTCAGCTTTCATACGACGCTTCTTTTTATTCTCTACACCCAAATCGATGTCATTACCTGATGCATGAGAACCTCCTTCCAAGAACTCAAGACCACCTTCACCATATTCTTCTGATTGACTTGCGGTTACCTGCTTAGCTTTAACTTTCGCAACAGCAAATGAGGTCCACATCGTAGCAATAGCAGCCAATGCAAGGGCTGGGCCGACGATAGGTATTGAAGAGAATGAGCTCCATAAATTAGCAGAAGCAGTAATAAGTGAAGATGCTTGAATTACAGTATTAAGATTTTCTTGACGCTTTTGGGCAGCAGCAAGCATTTTCTGTTTTTCTTGCTGATTTTTCTTTTCTTGCTCAAGTTCTTTTTTAGCAGTTGCTACATTATTAGCATAGCCATTATTACGTGCTTCAACTTCAGCATCGTAAGCACTCTGTGCAGCTTCTACTCTTTTTTCTGCAGCTTCTACAGCCTGTTCAGCTAATTCAACTTCGGCATCCATAATGGATTGAAGCTGTTCTATTACTATATTTACAGCATCTTTTAGGGCATCAATCTGGTCATCATCAAAGCCAAGTTTCTCAAGCAAAGTACCGCCTAAACCTTTTTTACCGATGTTTTTAATAAAGTCATCAAGCTCTGATAATTCACGGTCGATGCCTTTAACCGTGGCTTTAGCAGCATCAATCTGAGCTTGACTCCAATCTAGTCCACCAGCTTCTGCTAAACGTATTTGTTCTTGCCATCTAGCTTTTTCTTGCTCAAGTTTAAATCGGGCTATCTCAGTTTCGCTGCGCTTAACTTCATTAAATACAGCTTCATCAAGAGCTTGTTGCTCATCAAAGCTTGACATATTAAAACTACCAACAGTAATAGCCTTTTGTTTATCAAAAGATGCATTTATAGCGCTTGTAGGTTGTCTTTTAGCTTCTGGTAACTGAGCATTCTTAAGTAATGCTATTTGTCTTTCTACATCTAATCGCTTTAATGAATTGCTGAGTTCCTCATAAGAACCTTTTTTTGATACTTCACCTTCTAATTCTAACAACTCTAATAGCTGTTCAGCTTTTTGTATTTCTACATCTATATTGAGCAAATCTAGACTTAGAGTTAAGCCTTTTTGCTTGTTCTTTATAGCATTTTCTATATCATCTAGTGCTTTGATAGCTGTTTCTTTTTGGCTTTCTGTAAGCTCTTTATATTTTTCATCTTGACCTTTTAATATTTTTTGGATTCTGGCGTATTTATCGTTTAAATCAGCTATTTCTTGATTAAATGACGCGAACGCTTCAGCTCTGCGCTTCTTATTTTCATCTCTCTCTATCTCTGTGCGACTCTTTTGATATGCTTTTTCAGCTGCTAAAGCAAGAGTATTCAATCTATCATCAGCATCTCTCGGTGTGCGTTTTTTATCTTTTTTATGAGATTCTTCTAAACCGATTTCTTTAAATAGAGCATCTGCTTGATCTTCATAAAATTTCCATACATTAAAATAACTTTCAACTTCTTGCTCAAGAGATTTTGCGTCTTTTTGTAGGCTTTCTACATTTCTCTGCCTTTGCTTTTTTAATCTAGTTTCAAGTGACAAATCAGAGTCTGGTCCAGAGATGCCACCCCATAAAGCTTTAAAGTAATTTATAGTTTTGTCGAAAAAGCCGTACTCACGCACTTTTTCAAGTTCAGCTTTATTTTCTGCAGCTAATAGCTTTTGGTATTGCTGGGACACAACATTTAGCGCAGCTTCTGCTTTAGCTCTTGCTTTATATGCAGCCGCTACAGATTCAGTATTATCTACAAAAGCATTATTGGCGTCATTTATGCTATCAATGGTGATGCCTAATTTACTGAACTCTTTTTCATTATCTTTAATCCACTGTGTTTGTGCTTTTATATTATTCCCTAAATCTTTCCAATTTTCAGATAATCTTCTTAATACTGCTATCTGCTGGCCATAAGACCCTGTAGACCCTTTTCCTAGCTCATCATTTAAGTCCTCTAAAGCATCTTCAAAAGATTTAGCTGCATCTCTACCTGCTAACGTTTTATCAATCCATGCTATAATTTCTTTACCATACATAGAAAACACAGTAAGCAATACAACCAAAGCGGTATTCCAGCTAAATAGTGATTTTACAACAGACTTTGTTACACTTATTTGCTCTTTTCCTTCAGCAGCCAATAATTCATTCTGCTTTCTTAGTCTGTTAATTTCATCAACTACCATAGGTATATTATTTGATATACCTAAGAAGAATGTATTAAGTGATACGGCAGCAGCAGGTAATTCTCGTACTACTTGAGAAATAGAAATACCTAAGCCATCCCATGTTTTTTGGTAATGACCTACAGACAATCCATAATTACCTGTTGCTTCTTGCAATTTTATCATCTGCTGATAAATTTCATTTGTCTCAGCTTCAAGCTTTTTACCAGAGTCAGCAGCCTCTCTTTCAGCTGCAGACATCTGATTAAGTCGTATTTTATTTAATGCATATTGAGCTGAAAGTCTATTATAAGAACCTTCTGCAGAATTAGCAATTGTGGCTTGTAGTTGAGCAATTTGATTTGCCTCTCGTATCTGGGTTGAATAGAGTTTAAGCTGCTTGTTTTCTTCTGATTGGGCATAGGCGAGTTTCTCTTGAGCCTGAGTTAATGGGTCTACTGTAGCTTTCTGCTGTTTTCTAGCAGAAGTAAGTTCAGCAATCTTAGCTTTCAACTCGATTAATCTTTTGCCTTCATCAGATTGCAAGTAAGCTAGTCTCTGCTCCGCTTTTTCTACTTCAGATAAAGTTTGGATATGGGGTTTCATTTGGTCATCAAGAGCCTTAATCTGATTTTTCAAATTAAGAATATAGTTGAGCAATTGCTGCCCCATTTCACTATCTGCTCTTTCAGCTGCAGTTAAAGATTTATATAATTCGACTGTCTGCTTCAAATCAGACTTAAGACGATCATAAGAAGATATAGCTTGCTGTATATAGCGCTGCTGTTCTACAGTTGCTTTATTAGCATCTGAAGTTTGTGCTTTGAGCCAAGCAATTTGCCTACCCGTATCAGATAAAGCTAATTTAAGCTCATTTTGAGCTCTTTCAAGCCTTGACGTAGATGCTGTTGCTTCATCAATAGCTTTACGTCCTTCACTTGTAGCTCCACTAGCAGATTTAAGAGAATGCACAATCCTATCTGCACCTGCTCTGATAGCATTTACCATTGTCTCGTATGACTGATTGAGCTCGCCAAGTTGCTTGACAAGCTTTTCAATTGAGTCATCCGGCTCAATTATATCGCTATATTTTATCTTATCGTCTTCAGCCATAATTATTTCCTTTTATGCCGTTTAACACTCTTGCTTTCTGCTTCTAATTGCTGTTTTATATTATCAACAGCATTATAGAATTGAAGTACTGTCATCTTTTTAGCGTCCATGCTTGTTTTTTGAGCTATCAAAAGACAAGTACTTTCAAATTGCTTATCATATTTTATCTCAACAGACTCACTTCCTATGTATGATTTTGGAGAATGCATATTAAGCATTATCATATCTATGGTTTCTATCTGTTCAGAGTTATCTGTGTCATTTATCATAGAGTCCAACACAAGAAGTGTTCTTTGCTTTAACTTATCGTATGCATCTTTTTCCTTTGGATTTACAAAATCTCCTGGAAAGTACATTTCAAGTTCAGTGGTTACTTTTTTTTTAAGCCAAGTCAAAAAGTCTATAATCTTTGAATGCTTTATTTCTTTAAGCCTGGCCAATATATTTTTAAGTCCATCGTCTGACAAATCATTAACTTCTTCACCGTCTATGCTATGAATAAGAGCTGCAAAAGCTAAGTACCTCGGTGAAATTTCATTGTTCACCATATACATATTTTGCCTCATGTTTTGCAGTTCTTGCAAAGCTTTTTTGGCATTATTACTTTTAATGAATTTGGCAACACGAGTTATATGAGTATCAATATCATCTGCGTCTGAGCCAATTCCAGAGTCTATAAGCAAATACTTATTGTACTTCTGGAAATTTACAATGGGCATTTCATCTATGCTGTCATATACCCGTACGACTTTTTTATTTACTATCAGGTTTTTCATATTAAAATTCGCGTTATAGGGGTTGATATGATAGGAATAAATATAATACTCATCTCGTTAAAGAAAATAGCAAGAATGATAGCGAGAATAAGCGACGTCCAAAAGCTTAAGCAAAAGTCACAATCGAATAATTGAGAAATAAGCTTAGGAGCTCTGGTGATTATCTCATCGCGCACACCGAGTTTTCCAATTAGCAAAATAGCAAATGCTGCTGCTAAGGCTATATATATTAAAGCCGAAAGCATTGTTATAAAATATACCGTTGACATAATTCTCTAGTTGTTAAAGTAAATTCAATTCGTATTCCTGCATAAGGGTACATAAAGAATTGTTTATCGATATCTTGTATACCTTCTCCTTTATAAGTATAGTTATTATAGATTTTCTCTATTGAATAACCTTTGTATATATTTTCAAAGCGCTCATATATATCATTTATAACAAGCTTACCAGTCGTAGTAATAAGACCCGGAGTAGTTAATACTCGCATAATTTCATCTTTTACTTCTTCTGTATGCATAACAGTTTCATCTTCATAAATGCTACTAAGGTCATACCAGAATATAATGGCCCCGCTGAAAGTGTATTGTGGCAATGATTGAACTACTTCAGTAATCTTTTGTGGGTCATAAATATCAAACCATGAAAAATTGCCAAAGTTATCATTTGGTAAAAGCGACACATATTCTCCGTTGCCATTATACATTGCAGGATATATAAACTTATTACCATCTGGCCTGTGTTCTACGAGCTTATATGCTCTACCAAATGCATAATTAAGCCACTTAAGTCTGTTCATAAGTGACTTTTGTATATCCTGTAATATCTTATCAAGCAATACAGGGTCTTCCTTAAATCTTATTTGTACTGAGTTTTCCTTCATTTCCTTATTGCCTGTTTTAATCGTTTAACTAATTCTTTTCTTATGTGAGAACGAATTATTCTGGTAAAATTTTTATCTGTTAAGCGAAAAATCTCTTCACCATATTTCTCAATAAGTTCAGGTGTTTTTTCATCACTCGCAGCCACATAAAAACCTTCTGAGTCAAATACTACAAACATAGACTCATGAAAAGCACCTGTATCTCGCAATGTGACCCTTGTAGTAGGCTGACCTTTTTTCTTTTTTATTTGTATGGTTTTAGGCTTGTATGGCATATAATCCATTATCTTTTCACCTCTACCGTTGATACCACGACGATATAACTGGTCATCTGCTATAGCTGATACTATTACGTCTTCTTTGTCACGCACAATATCTTCTAATAGCATAGGCAAGCTATCCTTAAAACTTCGCAACCTATATTCCAGATTGCGGAGTGTCGCGTTATATCGTTTTACAGCCATATTTATACAGTTCTATATTTAATGCCATTGTTTCGACATGGCAAACATACTCTATCAATTCCAGAAGTACTTAGCTTAATGGCCTTGAAAGCCATATCTAGCTGATAACTTAAACCTGATTTTTTCATAGAAGAAGAGTCACCATCTACTTCATATAATATATCAAGTCGAGAAGCATTGATTGAATGCCTATTTGTCCTTACGTTAGAGTTATATGCAAATTCGCGTAACATATCTACAGCTACCTGCTTAGCTATGACATCTTGGAACATCATTCTCTGTTCAATTATAAAATCTGTAATATCACAGCTTATAGTAACTTCTAAATTTAATCCGTAGTTGTTATCATAAGTATATTGATTATTTTCAACATCCCATAGATGAAGTGGGCACTTTGCAAAATCTTCGTTAAAGTCATCATTGAAATTAACTGCATCTACAAGTTCTTCATTTACAAAAAATGGATGAATTTCAAGATATTTAGACCATGCCATCCAAGCAAGTAATTCTCTACGCGAGCATGAGCCACAGGGCTCTTTTGACCAGTCTTTATCTTTTCTGATAGCTTGGCTTCCCTCTGGAAGTTCAGACTGAAAATAGCATAAATACCAACTTCCTCCTGCATCATTATCTTCACTTTGATATGGCAAATAGAGGTCATCGACTGTAAACCATTCAGCACTATTATCTCGTATCTTATTAAGCTTTATAATCTTTACTGGAGCATCCATACTTGAATGCATAAGATACAAAATATATTCTCCAGCCTTAGTAAACTGAAGGCATATTTTATTTATTTTTGTGGTTACACCTTTTGCTCTTACTGGTACAATTTCAAAGCCAACTAGGTTTTTCTTATTCTTTACAGTATCTACTAATCTACCTGTTCCATCAAACAAAGTACGACTTTCGCATAATGGCTTGTTTGTTCCTTCTACCGTTTTTTCATTGCAGTATCTAGCAATAGCCTTTTGAATGCTTGCTTTTGTTTTGCTCTCAAGCCATTCAGAAAATAAATTGGTTTCAACCCAATACTCAGACTCAATATCGGGCTGTTTTCCTTGTGCTTTTTGAAGCGCTTTATATTGTGTTCCTTGATAATCAACTACATTGCCTTTGCTATATTCCTTTTCAGAATTGTATTCTGGAAAAGTGATATTCTTAAAGTCCGGAGCAATACATGACATATTCTGCAAAGTCAGCAAAGGATGAATTTGTTGAAAATATAAGCCACTTTCACTCACGGTTAAAGCATCAGATATTTTTAAGTCTGATGTATCATAATTCTGCTCCCATCCAATAAGGTGTAACAGTTTTTCTTGTATATCGTTGGCTCTAACCATAATTCTTAATTTTTAATGAAAAATAGGAGGCCACTATCGCCTAGTGGCTCAGTGTGCCTCCTACCAAAGCTAATAACAACTCAAAGATTTGCTATCGGTATTCGCTAAACTTAAACTACTGTTTTAGTATTAACTGGACTTTTTTCAGAGTTAACTACTACAACTGGCTTAGCATAAGCAGCATCTTCGCTAGAAACATTAAATGAAAGAATAGGACTAGGCAAAGTAGCTCTATCGCTGTTATAAGCAGTGATAAACGCTACATCAACTGCAAATCCGTAATGTTCCTTACGAGTACGTGTCATATCAGCGGTAGCAGCTCCTGCAATAGTGCTATAGTCTCCTACAGAGTCATAGAAGTACGTACCAACAGGCATGTTAATAACAGGATAAGTAGCAATACCCCACTCATGACCGTCACCTGAAACAGTTCCAAGCAAGCAATCACGTTCATAACGCAACAGCATTCCAAGCGAACCTGCATTCACGGCATAACCCTGCGCGTATTTACCACCAGCTGCTGCAATATTGTTAGTAAGGTGAACAATCTTGTTGCCAAACTCGTTCTGCTTGTTTACAGCATTGTAAAGCCCATGCTGCTCAAGTTTACGCATAATGCTTTCAACTCCAGGGTCACCGATGATATGCAACTGACCATAGAAGTCATTTGCTCCCATAAGTACCTCAAGGTCACCAAATACGTTCTCACGCTCTGTCCACTTTGCATTCAGCGCATTAGTTGAAAAATCATACAGCAGCTTGTTCTTAAGAACCTGAGTTTTATCTGCAGCCAAAATAGCCAAAGCAGCTTCATCGAGTTTCTTTGCGACAGCGTATGCATACTTCATCAACTTAGTGTCAAAGTCGCGCTGAATACCAATTTCGTTGTTCATGTACATTGCCGGAGCAATAGTAAAGCCCCATGAATAGGTAGCAAACGTGATGTCAACAAATCGAGAAGTGTTTTCGCTATCAGCAATTGTCAAAGAGCGAGTATTACCAATAGTAACATCTGCGTCATAGTCAATTACTGGAGTTTGAAGAGTTGTACCGATAGAAGTACGGGCCTTCTCTTTCAACTCAGGGGTTAAAATACCTGTAGGGTCATTCGACTGCACCATAAAAGCATCGAGCGCGCCGTACCTACTTGCACGATACTCATACTTATCCAATCTGGAATTAGCAAGAGTGTTCTGAATACGAGTTAATACTAAGCTCATAATTTTTAGTTTTTAATTTGTTAAACATTTTGCTATATGGTGCATTACCCTTTTACGCCTAATAGCATTTTTTAATTTCTCTTCTTTTTAGGATGTGCCTTTTTATCTTATTGGCAAAGTTGCCACGTTGTTTTCGTTTCTTATTTCTGTAAGCTTTTCTCCAAACTCTGAAGAGTCACGAGTTAAGCCGTTTGCAAGAAGATGAGCTTCAATTACTTTGTCTGCTTCAAGCTGAGTTCTTACTCCAGTCAAATCAAGTGTTCCTCCTTGACCGCCTTGTCCCTGAAAACCTCCTGTACCACCGCCTGTTTGTTTTCGACCTGCATCAATTACATCTTTCAAAGATGTTTCCATGACAAGCTCAGAAATAGTATAAGGATTAAGATTGTTTTTCGGGTTATTAAGGATATTTCCATCAGCTCCTCTAATAACAAGTTTCTTACCTCCTTGACCATCTTCTACAAAATCAGGTGTACCCTTTGCCAAAATTTCAGCTTTTGCTGCATTAAGCAGTGTTTTCTGAATAGGCTCAGTAATACCAGCTTTGAACTTAAGACCTGTAGTAGCAGCTTGAAAAGCATAATCTACATGTACATCTTTCAGTTGCTTGTTAAATTCAGCTTCTTTTGTTTTGTAGTTATCTTGCTCAGTTTTAAGCTTAGATTGAAGCTGAGTAACTTGGGCTTTAGCATCTTTAAGCTGCTGAGTAAGCTCCTCATTTCCTGCATTTTTCTCAAGCTTTGTCTGCAACTCGGTTACTTTAGCATTAGCAGCATCAAGCTCAGCCTGAACTGTTTTTACAGACTCGGCTTTTGTTTTATATTCGCCGAGTACGCGTTTTGCATAGTCATAGCTCTTTTCACCGTCTTTTTTCTTGATACCGGTAATTCCAAGAATATCAGTATCATATTGCCCATGCAAAGCACCAATTTTAGTGCCAATTACCGTATTTTCATCATTTTTTGACATTTCAGCAATTGCTGTAAGCTGAGCATCAGAGAGACCGGTTAAAGCTGAATTTTGTCGTAGCATCTCAATTGTTAACATAGCTTTGATATTTTAAGTTTTTTAATTTTCTTTTGCAACAAAATCTTTTGCCTCTCCGTATGGGTCATGCAACACTTTCATTATAGAATAACCGAGGCCTTTGAAATTCTTTTTGAAAAGTTGCCACTCAGCAAATGTAAATAACTGAATATATGGCTTGCTTTCTTCTTTTCCTGTCATAGGATTAAAGCGGCGACCTTTTACAATCGACAGATGTACAAGCTTTTCAGTACCAGCTTTTGGCTCATATTCACCACTGGTGGCAGATGAAGTTTTTTCTTCTAGAACATCCTCAATATCTACAATATAAAGGGCTGTAGCATCAAGGTCTTCTTGCATTGCTTCTGTCCACCCCTTATCTTTGCTTGATTTAAGCTTCTGGAGGCTAGCTTGATGGGCTTTAGCTGCAATATGAGCCTGCTTAAGTGCGTCAACAGTGCTATTCTGCAGTTCCTGTAGTGTCATTTTCTGTAACATACTCTAAAAGTTTATTTGTTATTATATCAATTTTTTCTCTTAACGGCCTATTTGAAGCAAACTCAATTATGTTAATGTTTTCACGTTCAAATTTGTCGACTAAAGTACTAAAATTTATTTTAAGCTTTACCAAATTTTCATTTAATAACTCTTTTTCATACAATTTTAACACCTCATCCAACGTTTTGTGTGGATAAGGCTCTAACTGTTTCAAAATCAGCATTCTCTGAAGTACCAAAGGATTGTTGCGATACTCAACCTCAAGAATTTGTTGCGATATAGCATCTAGTTCTGAGTTAGACGCACCATTCTCCTTCGCTTGTTTGTACTTAGAATATAGCTCTGTTACTGTGAAAACGTAAAACTCTGTACCCCAGTTTACAGAAGATGATATGAAAGCACCTCCATACCTGAGTTTGCAAACAGTATCTTCGACAAATTTCTGTGCCAATTCAAAGTTGGTCTTTAAGGCATTGAGAACTGAGGTTTTGCTTTCAAAGTTAGCAGTTACCTGAGTTTCATTGATAGCTTCTTTTTCACTTACAGTACCACCTGAACCAACAACAGAAATTACAATCTCATTTTTAAGCCTTGCGCACTCATTGACATTATAATCAAGTGAGTCTTTATCGATAGTAGTTATCTGAACAGGATTACGCATATCTGCGACACCTTCAGATTGATTTGGTATAGGAACTTCTAAGAATGAACCAGGACCAGCTATACGCTTTTCGCTACAGCAAGGACACTTTTCAACTGTTCCATCATTGAGAATTTTATACTCGCCTTTTGCATTGCGTAGAAAACCTCCATCGCAGTAATCACCAGTCTCATTATTCTCAAAATTACAATCAGCTTCATACGCACTATATATAGGATAAGGTGCATACAAGTCTAAATGCTGCTTCGAAATAGAGAAGAACAAATACCAATCCAAGTTAGAAAGCTCTTTTGTAATTGGGTTCTTTTTAAGGTCTTTGTTTTTCTCGTTTAACTGCGTTGACCAAAAAAATCTTGCAGGACAATATCCTAAATCGTGTTGAGCTTCAGAAACTAATGACTGAATTTCATTCTTTTCGTTGAGTTGATAAACTCTTATAGAAGTATCATCAAATACTGCTATTCTATGCTCTGGCTGGTTAAAAACAAGCCATTCAAACAAATTTTCATCTTGCTTAGAAAGCTGGTAATCAACTACAGCATCAATTTCAAGCCAATAAAAATACGGCTCAGGACGTGATGTAGTTTGTACTTGAGGAAGGTCAATTACTAAAATACTATT